GGAATTGCTGTCGGCCAGGCCGTCGAGCTGATCGTCAGGCACACGGTCAACCACAACAGCGTTCCCGAGGCAATTTTCGGATCATGGTGGTACGTCATGCGCACCCTGCCGGAATACATCGCGATGGGGTGCATTGTTTTGTCGATGACGTTCCGCACGGTGAAGATCATCTGGGCCTCGCGCAAGCCTAAGGAAAAGAAGCCCAAGGATCCCGACAAGGACAAGGCAGCGAGATGCGATTTCCCGCATCCTGACCGCAACCCATTCATCGAGGACGGCGATGGAAGACCTGAAATGGATAACGGAGAACATCAACACGGCGCTGGGGGCGCTTGCGCTGGCGGGAGCGACCTACGCGGCCAACTGGGTCAGAAAAGTGATCCGGACCTATCTCAACTATCTCGAGATGAAAATGGCGCGCTGGCTGGGCAAGCACAAGGAAACCGAGAAGTGCGACCCCATGATCGACCAGGTGATGGCGGGCCTGAAGATCATCCGGGCGATCCTCGAAAAGAAGCACGGCACCCTTGAGAACGTCGACCTGGTGAAGCGAGGCGCCATAGTCGACCAGGCCTATGAGCTGATCAAGGTGGCCATGCCCGAATTCGCCAGGGCCATCCCGTTCCTCAAGATGCACATCTCATCGAATCTGTTTAAAGGGGAGATCAATGCCGATCCTGCAGGCCGGTGACATCTTCTGTACGGCCAACCCCATGTGGCTGGGCAAGGCCATCATGGCAGTCGAGCGCTTCAACGCGACCGACAACCGGGCCGAATACTCACACTCTGGCATCATCCTGGGCCCCACCGCGACGACGTTCGAAGCCCTCTGGACAATCCGCCGCAACGGCCTATTCAATTCCTACGCCGGCAAGAAGATCCTGATCGGGCGCAACCTGTTGATGACCAAGGAGCGCTACCAGGCCGGCTGGGATAAGGTTTCCGATCTCGAGGGTCGCTGGTATCCGTTCCACCGCCTGCCGCTCAACCTCATCCCGCCGCTGGCCAAGTATTTCGCCACCGGGAAATTTGCGGTGTGCTCTGAGCTCGCCGCTAAGTTCTTAGTGGGCGCAGGGCTGTTTGAGTATTGGAAGGGGGTCAACCCTGACCATGTCACCGATGTGATCCAGCACTACCGCGAGTGGATCACCGTGTTCGAGGGCATCTTGCCGGCGACCCTCGAGGAGCTCAACGCAATCGAATTGCCCATGGCATCTTACGAAAGGAGGTGATCAAGTGGCTGGCTACGATCTATTCGGACTCAGGAAGGCCAAGAAGGAAGCGGCAATGACCCCCGAGGAGGAGGAGGCCGCGGAAGAGGAGCGCAAACGCAAAGAGCGCGAACGCCTGCTGCAACAGGGCAAGAGCGCCAGCGGCTACATCAAGGGGGGCCGCGAGGCTCGCCAGGCCGTCATGGACGAGGCGGAGGAATAACACCCATGAAACACCTACTTTACATAACCATTCTGGCCGCCGGCTTGATGGCTTGTGTGACCAAACCCACCTACATCACCGAGGTCCATATGGCGGAGGGCTCCACCCTCACCAACACGGTCACGGTGACAAAGCCGGTACAAGTCACGCCAGCCACCGATCTGGATCTGAGCCTGATACCGGAGATCTGAGCCATGGCCAACAAGACCCGTTCGAAGCGCGAGCGCTTCCGGGCGTTCGCGGAGGCCTATCTCAACGCTGCCAACTCGACGACCTACCTGAACGTCTACCAGAGCGCCCTGGCCGCGGGCTACAAGGAATCCTACGCGTCGTCGCAGGCGTATAAACTGTTGGAAAATGTAGGTATTCAGAGAGAGATCGATGCCATCAAGGCCGAGCGCCGCGGAAATCCCAACATCGCGACCGCCGACGAGGTGCTCGAGGCCCTCACGACCCAGCTGCGCGTGCTGCCGAATCAGCTCTTCGACCCGGAAACCAAGGCGCTCATCACGCCGGCCAACATGACCGACCGCCAGGCCCAGGCGCTCGCCGGCTACGAGGTGAAGGAACGCACGGTGTGGTCCCGTAGCGGCGAGGACACGCCCCCCGAAACCGAAACGACCTACAAGTTCAAGCTGGTCGACCGCCAAAAGGCAGCTGTCGAGCTGGGGCGGTATCATGGCTTGTTCGAGAAGGACAATAAGCAGCAGGCCCCTACGGCCCCCCAGGCGATGGTCGCCTTCCCGACCGGGCCCATGAGCCTCGAGGAGTGGCAACGTCAAGCTGAAGCGATCCTGGCACGCCAGAAAGAGGAGAAAGCGACCTGTCCATGAAAAAGAAAAAGCCCAAAACCCTGATGGAAGTGATGGAGCGGTTCCCTGATATGCAATCGGGCGGGACTACCGGGAAAGATGTCCCGCAAGCTCCGATGCCGACTTTCATGGGCCAACAGCCCGAAGACCCGGACCCCTGGAAGCACCGGTCGGATGGGATGCGCTGCAAAACCTGTATGTGGTGGCTCCGCAAGGGCGGGACCAGGATCGGCCGCTGTCGGCGCCGGGCTCCGGCCATGAGCGGTTTCCCGGTGATGTTCGAGCACGACTGGTGCGGCGAGCACCGCCTCGATGAAACAAAGGTCTGATGACGTTTTGGTCACCCCAGCCCGGCCCCCAGCTGCTGGCGGTAACCTGTCCCGCTGATGAAATCCTATTCGGCGGCAGCCGCGGTGGGGGCAAGAGCGACGTTCTGATAGGGCGCCACATCGCCGGCGCCGAGCTGTACAGGGACCATTGGAACGGCCTGATCATCCGGCGCAAGTACAAGGATTTTGCCGAGCTCCGCCGGCGCTGGGATGAGCTGATAGGTTCAGGCCTGCCGGCAGAGCGCATCGGGGGCGAGAACCAGAGCAACTACATCCGGTTCAAGAATTCCGCCGCCCAGGTCGTGATGATGGCGATGCAGCGCCTGGAGCAACTCGAGGACATCCAGGGCCACCAGTATCCGGAGATCAGCGTAGATGAATGCACCAACTTCCCCTGGTTCGCCAAGCTGGTTGACAAGCTCCGAGGGGCTAATCGCTCGCCTCATGGCGTGCCTACTCATTTGTTCTTCACCGGAAACCCTGGCGGCCCGGGGCATATGGCCACCAAGGACTATTTCCGACTGGGTACCGGCGGCCAGACCCCAGGAAAGATCTGGTTCGACGACCAGGGATCCGCGCGCGTCTTCATCCCCAGCTTTCTCGCAGACAATAGAATCCTATGCGATGCTGACCCCAAGTACGTCCGCCGCCTCATGGGGATTTCTGACCCGGTCCTCCGGAAGGCGTGGCTTGATGGCGACTGGGATGTCTACCTGGGCCAGGCGTTCAGAATCACGGCTCGCCATGTCGTGGCGCCTATACCCTTACCCGAATACTGTCAGCTATACATGACCATGGACTGGGGCTTTGGGCACCCCTTCTCGATTGGCTGGTGGTGGTGTGATAGTGAGGACCGACTCTACCGATTCGCCGAATGGTATGGCTGGAACGGATCCGAGAACGAAGGGCTCCGGCTCGAGGACTCCCTCATCGCTGATGGAATCCATGAGCGCGAGCACAAGCTTGGCATTTCCGATCGGCCAATCGTTCGCCTTGCCGGCCCAGACTGCTGGAACAAGAAGCCGGATTACAAGGGCGGCGGACAGGGCCCGAGCACGGCGACAGTCTTCCAACAGAAGGGCCTCACGCTGCGCCCTGGAGATCCTAACAGAGCGATTAAGATCAGAGCATTCCGCGAGCGCATCGCTCTTCCGGCGAGCGATCGAGATCTGCCGAAGCTGGTGGTCTACAGCACTTGCAAACAGTTCTTGCGCACGATCCCGTCTTTGGCTATGGACGAGGACAACCCCGAGGATATCGACACCGAGCAAGAGGACCATGTGTATGACGAGGCCGCACACATCGTTATGTTCAAAGCGACCGGGATCGCGGTGGAGAACATAGCCAAGAAGGCCGCGGCCAAGAAGCGTGAGGAAACCCTCGCGCAGATCCCAAAGCATCACCGCGCCATCTGGGACGAGCTCGAGGAGCTCCGCCGGCGCATCGAGGGCGTTGAGGATGAGTAAGGAGAACTACCGCATCTGCATCCAGATTGAAAACGTCCTGCATACGCTCACGGTTGATGATGCCGTCGACCTGGCGGAATCGATTATGAAAACGGTGGATCAGGCCTGGAAGCACGACGTCCAGTATCAGGCCAAGGCGGAGGTCGACAAGATCGTCAAGGAGGCGCTCGATGGCTGAGCTCAAGGCCTACAAGAACAAGCAGGGCTGGCAGATCGAGATCCCGGTCGGCACTTGCCTGCATACGGTTTCCATGGCCCGGGCCATCCTGCTGATCGCCGACATCAAAGAAACGATCAAGGGCATCGCCGAAAAGAACATTGAACGGAACCTGAAGGATGACTGAGCTCAAGCCGACCGATTACGGATATCTGATGCAGTTCAAGGGGCGCGAGGTCGCCATCGATCCCAACCCCTGCAGGCGCCTGCTGGGCCCTGGGCCGGCCGGCGTCCGGTGCAAGACCTGCAAGCGCCTCGAGGTCAGGCAGTACGCTAACACCTACTACAAGTGCCAGCTGCGCAACAACACCAGCGGCCCGGCAACCGATCACCGGGTCAACTGGTTCGCGTGCGCTAAATACGAAAGGAGGTAGTCGTCGTGGAGAGAGAAGAGATCGAAAACCGCTTCACCTATCACGCACCCAAAGCCGACCAGCCGAAGCGTTACGAGGTCATCCGCGGCCACGCCAAGGCGTTCGCCCTGGTCATCGAGGAGATGGTGCCGGAATCCCGCGAGAAGTCCCTCGCCTTCACCAAGCTCGAAGAGGTGATGATGTGGGCCAATGCCGCGATCGCGAGGAGGGAATAACATGGACGACCGCGAGCTGCTGCTGAAGGTGGCCTGGCATTTCCTGGGCACACCCTATATCTGGGGCGGTGATGATCCTTCCGGGTTCGATTGCAGCGGGTTCGCCATCGAGTGCCTGCAGTCGGTTGGCATCCTTCCGCGTCGTGGTGACTGGGCCGCCGGCGGGCTGTACGATATGTTCAAGAAGGGGCGACGCGACTGGATATCGGAATATAAACCCGGCGACCTTGTCTTCTGGAAGGGGGCCGAGTCCGATGCTATTATCCATGTTGAGATTGTGGTGGACTCTGAGCGTAGCATTGGCGCGTCAGGCGGTGGCTCAGCGGTCCTCACGGCTTCAGATGCCTGGAGGAAAAACAGCTACATCAAGATCCGGCCCTTCGCCACTCGACCCAACCTGGCCGGCGTCCTTAACCCCTTTCATTATCGCGAGTCGGTTGCTTCCGGACCCAGCACGACTGGAGGACCGCGGAATGTCTGATATGAGCGCTACATTTGAAGTCGAAGGCAAGAAGGCGACGGTCAGGTTTTCAGCCCAGGCCGTCGAGGTTGCGCTGACCACACTCAGCGCGAAAGTGGACGGGATCGTCCAAACACTTAAACGAATGGAGGATGGGAACATGGCAACATTCGAAGAGATCATCACCGAGTTGCAGAACACCAAGGCCGGCGTGCAATCCCTCAACACCCTGATGGATTCGATGCGCCAGAAGATCTCAGACCTGCTGGCCGGCGAGATCGTCCCGCCCAACCTGCAGGCCAAGATCGATGCGATCTTCCTGGAGGCCAAGGGCGTGAGCGCCGAGATCCAGGTGGCCCTGGACGAGAACCCGGTCGAGCCGGTCGAGCCGCCCCCGGTCGAGCCCCCGGTCGAAGGCGAGGTGTAACCGAAAACCCCCGGGGCTTGCGGAATCAACCTGGGAATGGCGTTCCCTGAGGTGAGGCAGCCGCGGGCCCTGGGGGCTCTTCAAGGAGAGATCCATGCTGACCAACAGCCAAGTGAAACGATTGGCCATCGCCCTGATGGTGCTATGCGCCACCATCGCGATCTTTATTGCGACCGGGAGTTGCGAGGTCTACCAGATCTCGAGCGGCGGCATCAAGGGCCTGACCTGGGAGCCCCAGCCCGGCGATAGCCCTGATTCGTACAACTACTATTTTCTCCAGATGGAGAGCGGGAACATATTCGGCCGCGGCGCGGTGGGCGTTCCGACGACGACCATACGATTCCGGACGATCGGCACCTATTCGCTCTGGGTTCAGGCCTGCAAGACCATTGACGGCGTAAAGCAATGCGGCCCCTGGTCCCAGTCGACTGACCCGGCGTTCGGGTTCGTTAATGGCAACCAAGCGCCATGGCTGATCCGGGTTGTGCCTTGAGCACGCGAGCCGAAATAAAGGGCCTGATGCTCGAGATGTTGAGCCAGGCCTTTCAGCCGAGCGACGTCCAGGCGAACCAGCAGATGGGCATCAACTTGAGCAACGCCGTCAAGCGCGACGGCGGCGTGGTGATCGTCCAGAACCAGAACGTCGAGGTGTACGCCCGCATCGTGCCCACCATGGTCAAGGTGCTCCAGGCCCTGGACGATCTCGAGGAGCCCCTCCAGCTGCCGCCGGTCGCTCTGCAGCTGCCGGCGCCGACGATCGAGGAGGACGAGGATCCGATCGATGCCTGCTGCGCGTTCATGTTCGAGCAACGGATCCCCTGGAAACCCATGCAGGAGCTGATGCAGGCCCGCTACCTGGAGTACGTCACCGGCCGCTTCAAGACCAAGACCGAGGCCGCCAAGATGCTGGAGGTCGGATCGACCTATCTTTGCAAACTGACCAACAAGAAGGAGCAACAAGCATGAAGCGCATTATCGAAATCCTTTCGATCGCCATGGTCTGCGCCTGCGTCGTGCTTTTCATCCTGGCGCTCGCCGGCGCCTCCGAGGCCGCCTCGCTCACCAAGCCGGTCACGCTCGCCTGGGAGCAAGAGGAGTCAGCGTTCATTGCGCCCGAAGGCTCGAGCACCATCCCGCTCAACAGCTGGAAGCTTTACCAGAAGGACACGCCCGATGGTCCGGTAACTGGCACGATAGCCGTCCCGTATGACCCGAGCAAGCTCAGCGCGCCGGTCAACGGCTATCGGACTTATACCTACGGCCCGATGAGCATTACGGCGACCGGCGTGGGCGGCACGACCGTCCAGAGGTGCTGGCACGCCACCGCCCTGGGCAACGACCGGACGCCGCCGTCTGAAACCGGGCCGTCGAACACGGCCTGCGACGACTTTATCCTACCGCCCGACCCGATCCGGCCCCCGGGCGCCCCCGTGAAAATGCAGGTGAAACCATAATGGACATCCAAATGCTTGATTATGGGCTGGTGACTGTCATCCTGATCCTGATTGCCGTCATCGTCTACCAGGCGGTGATCTATCACCTCGACCGGTCCCGTGCGATCAGGGCGCACGACAACTTGATGGACCGGCTCATGGCGCAGGACTTTAATGCCTACTTGGCCAGCAGGCGCATTCAGCAGGTCCAGAACCATAAGCGCCGCACCCTGAGGGAGCTCGCAGGATGGAGCAAGAAGAAAGGCCAGAAGGAGCCCGACGATGGTCAGACTGGGCGCCAAGACGATCTGGGGTTGCCGGTAAATTAGGCTGGGACTGCATGATCGGACTGTTGGTCCCGGGAGCGAACATCGGCAACCGACGCAACGTCGTCGTAGGCCTGGTGTGCGCGTTGATCTATGGCGCGGTGGCCGGCCTGGTGGTCGGCTACGCTCTGGCGGTGTGGCAATCGTATGGGTAAACAGGACACCGTGCGCATCGTGCTGCCGCGCAGGATCGTGAGCCGCGGAAGGTTTCCGAAGATCACGCGGTCCTTCGTTGACTCGCAGCGGCGGATAACGATCGTCGAGTACCTGATCTCGAGCGTGACCCCTGACGGCATGGCGGTTTATATGCTGAACGAGAGCACGACCAAGGGGATCCACAACCTGGTCATACAGGAGGGAACCAAATGCCAGTCAAAATAGAGAAAGAGGACGACGGCTACACCGTCCGCACCCCCAAGGGCGTGAAGGGCAAGGGCATGACGCTGCGCAACGCGAAGGCCCAGGAACGCCTGCTGAACGCCATCGAACACGGGTTCAAGGCCGACAAACCAAAACACAAGCGGAAAGGATTCAGCTACTGATGGAATCAAAAGAGCTCCACACGATCCTGTTGGGCGGAAGCAACGATGGCGTGATGATGACTGACTACGGCGGGAAGATCGGGCTCTTCCGCTACAACGAGAGCACCCAGGGCAAGAATTTCCTGCGGATGTGCTATCCCAAGACCCGCAACGGCGCGAGCGACAAGCAGCTCCCCATGGGCGTGGACCTGGGCGACAAAGCCGCCGCGATCAACGCACTCGAACAATTCCTGCTGGTCCTGAGGGCCCATAAATGAACCCGATCTCCACCCAGGAAGTGGCCGACGTCATCCAGGTCGAGCGCGTAGCCTTCTATGAATGGGTGATCCAGGGCTATGTGCTTCCCACCAAGGTCGCCAAGTCCCGCGGCATTTCCGCTCAGTTCGATATGCAGGGGCTCATCGCCGCGGAGATATTCAACCGCCTGCGCAAGAACATCCGCCGGCCGACTGCCGGCAAGATCTCGCGCTGGTACCAGGAGCACGGCAGCACCAAGCCTGGCGATGTCATCTACGCCAAGGTGAACAACGGGTCGATCGAAATCAAAGGGGCCTTTGAGCTCAACGAGGCGATCGACGATGCGCACTATCTGATCACCATACCCACCTGGTCCATCCGGCAATGGATCGAATCCCGACTGAAGGAGATTCAACGCCATGGCCGCGAAAGACCCGATCGACGAAACCAAAGTCCGCAAAATATTTGACAAGCTCTTCGCCATCCAGGCGATGACCGAGATCGAGATCCTCCACCGCGTCTGGTTTCGGAACGTGCTCTATTACCTGGGCGAACAATGGTTCGAATGGGTGAGGGGCCAGAACACGTTCCGGCGGATGATCCCCAACATCAACACGCCCACCCCGGTTTCCAACATGATCCGCGACTATGTCCGGAGCATGAAGAGCCTGATCATCAACAAAGAGTATGCGGTCACGATCTGGCCGAATTCCAACGACCAGGACGATCGCGTCGCGGCCGAAATGGGAGAACAATTCCTGCGGTGGCTGGAAACCTGGGACGACGAGCGCCACATGGACGAGCGCGAGAAGATCGCGATCTGGGTGATCATCACCGGGATCGGCTTCGACCGCACCTATCTCTCGACCGAGAACGACGCCTGGACCTTTGACAAGAACGGAAACCCCATCACGACCGGGAATATCGTGTCGGAATCCGTTAGCCCCTTCGCCGTGTCGCTTGACACCTATGGCGATACCCTCCGCAAGAAGCGCTACATCGGCATCAAGAGCCTGCGCCCCCGGGAGTGGGTGGAGGACACGTTCCACATCTCCGCGGTGGCCGAGGCCCAGGAGCGCGAGATCATCGACTACGAGCGCAAGCTCGCCAAGCTGGTGGCCAACGTGAGCCCCTGGAAGGGCGACGGCCTGGACCAGATGACCGATCTGGCCGATGAGGACATGGTGCTTTTCAAGGAGGTCGAGATCCGGCCGACCATAAAGAACCCCAACGGCATCTATGCGGCCATGGTGGGCAACCAGTTCATCTTCAAATACAACCGGCTGCCGATCAAAGTCGAGGAGAGCGGCCGCTGGGAATACAGCCTCACCGACTTCCACTATCACTATGTGCCCGGGCGCTACTGGCCTGACGGCGGAATCAACGACCTGATCAGCCCCCAGAACACGGTCAACGACATCGACCAGGATCTGGCGGTCAACCGCAAGGGCATCGGCCGGCCGATCGTGCTGGTGGGCACCGACGTCAATATGTCGCGCAAGACCCACCTGGGCCAGAGTGTGACCGTCCTGCAGTTCGACGGCCTGCTGTCCGGAGGCATCGCCCCCGAGATCCAGAGCGGCAAGCCGTTGCCCCAGCAGGTGCTCGAAGAGCGGGCCATCCATATGCAGACGACCCAGGACGCGGCCGGCGACCCCAAGAACGTGCTCCGCGGCAAGGCCCCCTCGAGCAACCCCTCCGGCGTCATGGTGGACATCCTGAGGGATGCGGCCGAGCAAGGCCACCTCCCGGACGTCAACCGGTTCTACCGGGCCCTCAAGCGCGTCAAGCGCAAGCAGCTGATCCTGGCCCAGGAGGGCTACACCGAGGAGCGGATGATCAAGATCCCTGACAAGGGCGGCCGGCCGGCGGCCATCACGTTCAAGGGCGCCAACCTGCGCAACAACACCGACATCCGGATCGAGCTCTCATCCGGCATCTCGAGCACCAAGGCCGGTCAGTCCCAGATGCTGATCAAGCTGACCGAAACCGGGTTCTTCAACGCCGACAACCCCCTGGATCCCGAATACCGCATCGAGCTGCTGAAAAAGATGGGGTTGAGTGGGTTCAAGGACAAGAGCAACGTCGACACCCAGCGGGCGGTCGACGAGAACGAACGGGTCGCCAACATCAAGGCGGAAGACTTCGCGACCTGGAAGGGCGAGATCCCTGACCCCGACGACCCCAACGCCCCACCGGAGATGGTCGAGATCCCGGTCGTGCCCGGGTTGTTCCTGGCGATCGGCGACGGCGCGGGGGATGGCATCGTGATCAGCGAGGATCCGCTCTTCAAATACGACAATCACCAGGTCCACTATGAAACGCATCGGCGTTTTGTGATGGACCGGGCATTCCTGCATATCGACCCCAACGCCCAGGAGGCCATGCTGGTCCATATGGACTATCATATGTGGACGTTGCAGATGGAGGAGAAGAAAAAGCAGGAGGAGATGATGCAGGCCGCGGCTGATTACGAGGCCCAGGCGATGGGCGCCAAGGAGGCCATGGGCGTGGCAGGCGGCGGCAACGGTAGCGGAGGGGGCAAGACCCCATTCGGCGACCCCATAGGGGGTGGCGACGGCGGTGAGATCCCGCCCCAGTTCGCCGGCCAGGATCTTGAGATGTTGGCCGAGGGAGGGGAACCCGTTGGCGGTGGGTCGGCATCCGAGGCCGGAGCCGGGACCAACCCGATGGCAACGTAGCCAAATAGAGTTTGACTGAATTGGCGCTTGATTGATCTAATTGGTACAACGGGAAGTGTAATACATAATCGTAACCACAATCCCGGCCCCATCAAGTGCGGGTTCCGCCTTTGATGTAGGCCACAATGGGGAGGCAAAGGCCATGACAGTTTTCGATTCAACCCAAGTAGACGTAGCGGCGAAGGGTCTTCTATCGACCCCTCCTCCTGGTACACCTCCAGAGGGCGAGAAGCCTCCTGGCGACGGTGCCGCGAAGGACGGTGGGAAGTCCGCGGAAGAGTCCCGCCCGGCAACAACCGACCTTATCAGCACGATCCTGGACAAGCACGGTCTGAGCTCCCCTGAGGAGCTGGCGGAATTCGTTGACCGCATCGCCGAAAGAGATGGCCAGATCGGTGACTATGACCCGGAAGAATTGCTGAAGGCCAAGAACACTTTGGACGCCTACCAACGCGAATGGGCGAAGGCGGAGCAAGAGAAGCTGAAGGCTTCCGAAACACCGGAGCAAACGATCGCACGCCTCGAGCGCGAGGCCGCCGAAAGGGAAAACAAGAATCTCCAGCGGGCCAAACAGCGTCAGCAGTCCGAAGCCGCCAGGAAAGCGGTCAAGACCTTCACCGACGTTGTGACCTCCACCGTCAAAGCTGAAAAGCTGCCTTCCGAGTATGTCCCGTTCATCCAGGAATTCATGGGAGTCAACAACCCGGTGAACGATGTGAACATTCAAGACAGGGCCGCGGTGAAGAAGCTCGCCAAGGACTACGGCATCAAGCGGATGCTGGAGTTCGAACAAGTCGTGATCAAGCGATATCGCGACGGCAAAGTGGAGATCCCCAAGGTACCCGACGGCGCCAGCGATCAGACTCCGGTTACAACCGACACTAAACCGAAAAATTTAAAGGAGTCCCGTGCCATGGCGCACACCTTGATCAGCAAGCTCTGGGCGCCCAAGTAACGAGGACGACCGGAGGATAGACCAATGGCTGGCGTATATCACGATCTTTCTGCGATCCAAGAAACCCTCAAGACCGTTTACGGCGCAGGCCTCCAGGCCCAGTTCGCCGACGAGCGCACCACCTACAACCAGTTCCCGAAGACCGGCCGGGCCCCCCGCGGGCTGGGTTACGTTTTCGGCGCACGCTATGCACGCGCCCAGGGCGTCGGCGCGCGGCGCGAGTCTGAGATCCTGCCTGACCCGCTGGCCGGCAAGTACGACCAGGGGCTCATCAAACCCAAGTACATCTACGGCACCTTGCGCCTGACCGGCCCTGCCATCGAGGCGGCCAAGGGCGACGTCGCGGCCTTTGTCGACGGCCTCTCCGATGCGGTAGATGACATCTACCAGTCCCTGGTGAACGACCTGAACCGCCAGTCGGTTTCCGACGGGTTCGGCCTGCTGGGCACGCTCTCCGCGGCGTCGGATGCCCTCACCACCTCCGCCACCACCTGGACCGTTCCCTTGAACAACGACATGGGTTGCAAGCGCGTTGTCCCGGGGATGCTGGTGGACTTCTTCAACGCCGGCAACATCGACCAGTCAGCGATCGCAAGCCGGGTCGCCAGCGTCGATTTCGCGGGCAAGTCCATCGAGATGGAGCCGAATGACAGCTCCTTCAAGACCAACCACCCGATCATCGCGGCCCGGTCCTACACGGTTGCGACCGACACGGTTGCCCAGGGATCCTTCATGGTCCGGATGGGCGCCCGCGAGGCAGTCCACGCCACCACCAACGTACCGGTGGAGATGACCGGCATCGATGGCATCTATGACGACGGGACGTTGTTGGCCACTTTTGAGAATATCGCCGTCGCCACCAACCCCTGGTGGAAGGCCAACGTCCTGGGCAACAGCGGCGTGAACCGCGAGCTGTCCATCGACCTGATGCTGCAGGGCATCGACCTCGCCCGCACCCAGAGCGGCAAACGCATCACGACCATGCGCATGGGCCTGGGCCAGCGCCGGAAGTATGCCGGCCTCCTGCTGCCGGATGTCCGTTTTGCTCCGACCGAGTTGAGGGGCGGTTACGAAACCCTCACCTTCGCCGCCGGAGATGGCCTGGTCAAGATCGTCGTCGACCCGGATCTCGCCACCAACAAGGTGTACATGGAGCCGGATGGGGCGATCCAGAAGTACGAGATGACCGGGCTGGGCTGGGGCAACCTCGACCAGCAGATCCACCAGCGTGCTGGCTACGATGAGTGGGATCAGTTCCTGCGCATCTACACCAACCTGGGCGCGGAGCAACGGAATTGCCTGGTGCTCCTGAAAGACCTGATCGAGCCCGCGCTCTACACATAACCCATGGCCAATAAGGCCTAACGGTGGGCGTTAAGCCCCGGGGGGGCCGGTGCAACTGGGCCGGCCCCCATCTTCAACCAAGTATCCTGCGCCTGCAGGGGAGAACTATCGGAGGACCACCATGATCAAACAGCGCAACCTCGATCCCTCTTTGCAGAAACGGCTGGGCATCGCCGAGAACGTCCTGGGCTCCATGCTCGCAAGCGCCGCCAAGACCTACGGCGCGGATGCCGTGGCCGACATGGACTACGAGCTGCATATCCTGGGCTCCGGCATCGACATCACCAACGTCACGCCGAAATTCATCGGCCAGAAGATCGCCATCATCTGTCCGGACTCGACCACCAACGCCACCGCCACCACCGGCGCCGGCGTGACCTGGGACGGCACCAATGATGTGGCGACCTTCGCTGACAACGACGATGCGATTTTCGCCGTGGCCATCAGCCTGACGCGCTGGTTCGTTTACAGCAACGTCGGTGCGGTCGCGTTCACCTAAACCCTGAAGCTCGCGGGCACACCCCCCGCGTTGGGGGTGGGCGTGATTCCTGCCGGGGATGACCGTCCACCCCTTTATTCCCAACGAGGATGATATGTACACACCGGATCGATCCTTTATGAAGCGCTTAAAGGAAATCTCTCCGGACCTGGGCTGCCACTACGAGCCCGGCCATGAACACTTTGTCGTCACCCACCGCCGAGCGATCGGCCCGCCGGTCCCGATCCTGCTGATCGAATCCGACACCGGGGGTTTCCGCCAGCCGGATCAGCGCGACATCAACAAGATCCTGGCGAGCGACACCCACCGGATCCCGGTCAAAGACCGCATGAAAGCCCTGGCCAAGTACCTCGAGGAGGACCGCGCCCACAAGCGGGCCCAGGCCAAGGACAACATCCGGAACATGACCAAAGACGACAAGATCCAGCTGACCCGGGCGTTCGGCAAGGCTGCCAACGTGAGCAAGAACAATTCGCAGTTCCGCCGGGTGAACCTGCGCCCCCGCGGAGTGTCCTTTCAACCCTAACCCGCCTTCCACCATGCCTGTCAAAAGGTATGACGGGAGAACCAACCGGAGGAAACGAAGATGGCGATCATCCTATTCAACCCGACCAACGAAACGCTGAAGGACCAGTACATCGGAGAGGATGTCGTGCTGCCGCCTGGATCCAAGGTGCGCGTCGACGACGCCCGCGGGCGCCATATGTTGAACGTCATGGGCCCCAGGGGCCTGGTGACGCTTGAATACGGCGACGAGGGCGAGGGCGAGCAACGCAAGGCCGCCCAGGGCCGCGAGCGTAACATGGCATTCAAGCGGAAGCAGATCATGGACTTCAACACCATGAACGACGACCGCCAGCAGAAGAAGCAGGGCTACATCGTGCCGAGCGCCCAGATCAAAGAGTATTCCCGGGAGCTGGGCATCAAGTTGTTCGAGCCCTACTCGAGCTCCGATGACGCCATGAGGGTCCACGCCGACCTCAAGCAGGAGCTGGATTCCAAGGACCGCGAGCTCCAAAAGAAGGACGACGCGCTGGCCCTCCTGCAGGCGCAGGTCGCGCAGCTGACCAAGATGGTCGGCCAGGTGCTGGGAACCCAGGCAGCCGCGGCGGATCCGGCGGCCGTCGCCTACTGGGCGGAATTCGCCAAGAAGACACGCAGCATCAACGGCAAACACTTCCACAACTGGGTCGCCGAGAACTGGACCGAGATCACGACCGCACCCCCGGAAGTCCAGGAGGAGCTGGCGGACAAGTACCAGCGGCTGTATGGGATGCCATTCCCGACCAACGAGCTCGAGGCGAGAACGGCAGCGCAGTCGGCAGCCTAGATCGGTGACCGAAAAATGAGGATGGGATGTCAAACCACAAGAACTGTTTTGAGTTGGTCAAGGAGGTCAGGTACGGCGTAAACGAATACGACGACGCCCTGGCCAGCGGCGACGACGTCATCGGCGCCTATAAGAATCAGTTCTTAATCGCCCAAATAAACATCGCCATCCGCGAGCTCTACGCGCTGATCGCCAAGCGCCGGCCGGATGCGTTCACGACAGAGGCAAGCCTGACCGCCGTCAATTCGGTGATCACCTTGCCTTCTGATTTTTCCAAGCTGGTGCTCCTGCGGAATTCTGACGGGATCAAGGTCAATTCCATCGAAGAGGTCCAGCGCCGGCGCACGGCCGACCAGGGGCACGCGTATGTGTATTACAAACGCGGCAGCACCCTGGTGATCGATCATCTCTCCGACACCGGCACCTACGGCCTGGTCTACAAGAAGAAGCCGCGGGACATCCACCAGGGCCGGTTCGCTGTCACGGCTGAGATTGTAGAGCCGCCCACTCCGGCCGTCTACCACCTGGATCCCAAGGACTCCAAGACCACCGTTGATTTCTATAACGGGATGCTGCTGGAGAACATCACGGCCGAATGGGACACGCTGATCACCGACTATGCCGCCAACCGAGTGGTCACCTTCGCCACCGGATTTGAGCCGACCGACGGCGACTTCTACGGGCTGGTACCCGAAATCCCGGAGTGGGCGCACCACCTGATCGCGCCGCGCGCGACCATCTTCGCCAAGCTCAACCCCATCAGCAAGGAAAAGCCCAAGAGGGACGAGCTCGACGCTTACAAGGATATGCTGATTTCCGCGTTCCGCGAACACGCCGGGCCTGAAGAGGACCAAGATTACGAGGAGCTGTTTTTCCACCCGGAGGCGAAATCCTACGGCGCGTTGTTGATTTAAAGGGGGGCCGGTGAAAGACTTAACCAAGATCGACGCCCGACCCCTCAAGGGCGGGTGTATTACGGCGCTCGACAAAGCCCTCCTTCCCCTGGGGGCTTTCTCTTATTTGCGAAACATCCGCAACACCCACCCCGGGTTCCTGCAGCGCCCGGGCCAGCGCAAGCTGCATTCCACCCCGGATTCCACCAACAAGGTCCAAAGCCTTTACCAGTACAGCAAGACCCTGGTACCCGAAAAGCACTTCTACGCGCAGATGAGCGACGGCGACATCTGGGAGGCCACCAACCTGCCGCCGACCGTGACGACCGGTGCATTCGGGACGGTCATCTTCGCCGGTGCGGCCGGCCAGGTTCCGGCGAGCTGGTCTGTCATTCGGGATATGCTGTTGTTTTCCAACGGCAAGGACAAGCACCAAATCTACGGCGGCATTTCGAGCACGATCGACAAATTCATCGTGTTCCGCGGAGCGGCCGCGCCTCCGGATGTGCCCCAGGGGGGCGAGGACTATACCGACCAGGTGATGGATGGGGATGACGGCACGGTCGCGGTTCTGGACAGTTTAGCCGACTACACCACCGGGTTCGACTTGATCTTTTTCAAGCTGCCGGTTCCGGGCAAATCGATCAATCTGACCGTCACCAAGCCCAACGGCAACACGGCCACCGCGGCAGTTTATTACTGGAAGAGCGACAACACCTGGGCCGCGGCCACCATGGGCACCGACGGCACCGATTCCGGCGGCGCCACCCTGGCCCAGAGCGGGACGATCTCCTGGACCGCGCCCACCGACATGATTCCCAAATACGCGTTCGGCGTGGACGGCTACTGGTACCAGTTGCGTTTTTCCGCGACGCTCGACTCCGAGGTGGAGATCTCCCAGGTCACCTACGCGTCCGATTGGAAGCCGATCGAGAACATCTGGGATTCGGTCACGGTCTACGGCATCGAGGTCCAGGTCGAGGGCACCAGCCAATGGGAAACCTACGCGGCCGGCGCCGTGGACCTCTCCGAGCTCGCCTCCGGCAAAAAGGTTTACGTCGCCTTCAGCGATCCGGTCGAAGGCATTTACCTGGACCCCGGGGGCACGCCCAACACCAGCGGGTGCTCGCTCTCTTCGCTCAAGTACTGGGACGGGGCGGCGTTCACCACCGTGGGCACGCCGACCGACGGCACGGTGGGCATCTCTCAGGCCGGCTGGATCACTTTCCCGCGGAAACCCGCCCAGCCCCACCAGCTGCATACCAGTATGTATCAGGCCTATTGGTACGAGCTCACCTGGAGCCAGGAGATCGCGGTCGACACCGTCGTCGCCTTCCAGGGGATGCCGTTCTTTAACATCAACGAGCTGGGGAATTCGTACGCCAACTGCGTCTGGAAGGATCGCGCCTGCTATACGTTCGACCGCTGGGGGGCCTACATTTATGTGTCGGCGACCAACAGCCCCCTCGCTCTCAACGGAATCGACTACGGGATCCTCAAAGCTGGCGACGGCCGGGCGAACCGGGTCGTGGGGATGCGCAAGTTTCACAACGACCTGATGGTCTGGCAGCAGGAGCTAGGCGTCGAGGGCGGGTGCATCACGATCTTTGAAGGCTACAGCCCGGTGACGTTCGGAAAGCTGGTGCTCTCCACTCGCATCGGCTCGATGAATAACAACTCGATGTGCGTCGTCGACGGCGTGCTCACGGCCACCAAGACCGATGAAACGATCAAGACGCTCGCCTTCTCGCTCTCCAGGTACGGCGTGTGCGTGACCGACGGGATGACGGTTTCGATATGCTCCGACGACATCCAGAACTATTTTGACCCCACCAAGGAGGAGTGCATCCGCCATGGGTACGAGCAAGAGATGTGGCTCGCCCACGACTCCGCCTTCAACGTGATCCGGATCGGGCTGGTTTCCGGGCCCACCGCGACCAAGTGCAACGTCTTCCCGGTGTTCGACCTGACGACCAAGACCTGGAGCTTCGACACCCCGGCCCAGGAGCTCTCTTGCGCGACCGTCATCGAGCCTGGCTCCGGCCAGGCGCCGGTCGTCATGGTGGGCGGCGGGATTGACGATGGCACCGTTTATCAGCTCAACTACGGCGTCAACGATGTCGACGCTGCCGTGGTATCCACCGTTGAGATGGTGATCAACCACAAGGCCACCGTGCTGCGCCTGGCGGAGATTTTGGTGCGGATGGCGGCCCAGTCGGCGGGATCCGTAGCGCTCAGCGTCTACGACAACGAGATCCACAAGTTTACCAAGCAGCTCTCCATGGCCGGCGAGCGGGCGAGCAACACCTCCAGGCGCCACCGCTTCTCATGCGACGTCACCAGCGATCTGATGACGATGGTGCTCACCAACGCCGCGGAGGGAGAAACCATGAACCTATACGAGATCGGGACTTTCTTGCAGCTATGGGAACCGAGATAGAAAAAAAAGAGGTCAAAGACGTCACCCATCCCTGGCGCCGGCAGTTTTTCGAGTGCAAGGAGATCGGCAAGACACCGCCCCTCAACCCACACGGGTTCTGGAAAAAGCCAGAGCACGGCATCCCGATCGAGAAGGGGAAGAGATAGATGGACATCCTCGCCAAGACCGCCAAGGAGCGATCTACCTACTATGTCACCGTTGGGTTTTTCGATGAAAACGACGCGCCGTTTGTCCCTTCCGAAGTGTATTGGAAGCTGACCGACATGGCCGGTAATATCGTGAACGAGCGGGACGCCGTTCAAATCCCGCTGCTAGATCTCGACGTCACGATCACGATTGAGCTCACGGGAGAAGACCTCCGGAATCGCTCCGATGCGGTCGCGGCCAGGCTTATCACCGTCTATGGTCTTTACGATTCGATCACCTACGGAACCGACAAGGTTTTTCGCCAGCAATGCCTTTTGAACATCGAGCCGGAACTGGGTTAAATGTCGAACGTCACCATAGACCTGATGGAGTACGCCTCGAATTTCGAGGCCGAAAAGGCGTGGTTGCGGAACACGACCATTCCGCCGATCCCTGTCTTTCCGCCGTTTTTTACGGACACCTATGTCAAGGCCACTTCCTACTATGACGCCAACACGGTCCCGCCCAACGCCGCCGACCCGGGCAAGCTGCTAACCGCAAACCAAAACCCAAACGGGTGGCAGAGCAACGCGGCAACCAATCAGCGCTTCCACATCGACCTGGGGGTGGCCCGCTTCATCGAAAAGGTTTATTACGAAAACGGGCATGACACCGCCGCCAATACTACGCGAGGGGCCAAGAATTTCACGCTCTGGGGGTCTAACGATCCCTCCGCCTTTGCCGAATTGACCTACGGGACTGACACCGGATGGACCCAGCTCACCACCAGCATTTCGCAATTTGCCAAACACGCGGCTGAATATCACAACAACTCCGACCCCCAGTATTTCGACGTAACGGCCAGCATCCCCTATCGGTATTACGCCTTCAAGTTCGCCGATAATTGGGGCGATGCGTCCTACATGGCCGTCCGACGCTTGACGTTGATGAGCCGGCCCAGGTTTTCCCTGGGGCCGGATGACATTTATACCATGTCGCTTCTCCATTTTTACGGGGTTGACTTTCAAGTCGATCGGTTGCGGGACGAGTGCGGGCGCTTTTGGGAATTCAACGGCGATACGAAAATCAGGCACACGGTCGGCTCCCGCGTGGGCGGGGCGGCTATCGCTGGGGATGGGACGGGGGATTGTCTGTATGCTGATGGCCGGCCCGATTTCGGGTTCGGGACCGGGGATTACACGATTGATTTTTGGATTTGGGCTTCCAGTTTCGACACCGCCAGCAAGGAATGGTGCGATTTCAGGCCAGCCGTTAACGGCTATTATCCGTGCATCTACACGACCACCGGGCGCGTGGTTAGGCTTTACATGAACAGCGCCGATGTGATTTCAGGCACAACGGTAATGGTTGATAAGACCTGGAACCATGTTGCGCTTGTCCGACAATCCGGGGAAACCAAGCTTTTTTTAAATGGCGTTCAGGAAGGAAGCACCTGGACCGATGCCAATAACTACCCCACCCCCATAACACTCGCTTTGGTCGATGCGCGGCGCCCGGTGCTTTTGGCCAGAGGGATGGACACAAACATTTGCACCCCGGGCTACATAGCCGAATTTCGAGTCAGCAAGGGGATTGCCCGCTGGTTCGACACCTTCACGCCGCCAAACGAGCCCTATCAGGGGCTTGTGATTTCTTCCGAAGCCAGCATCGTCAACGAGGGCTCTTATGCGCTCAAGCTGGTAGCGCAAGCCGGCACGGTGCGAACGGACAATGTTGTCAACGAAATTTATGGGCCAGCCGTTGCCAGGCATTTCGACACCCCGCTTGATTTGACCGCTTGCAAGTTTATCAAGTTCGATCTTCGTTCCAACCGCTCCGGGAGCAACATCAAGATCACGTTTAACGGCTCCGGTTATTCTTGGGATTTTATTCCCAACGTCACTCAGGCCGACACCTGGGGAACCTTCACCTATGCTTTCCCGGGGATGAAGAAATTAAAGCGCATCAGAAGCATTCAAATAAGCGTCATTAACGCCGATTCGGCGACCACTTTCTATTTGGATAATTTGTACGGCACGACCGGCACCGATCTTTCTTTGGACCTGATGGAATACCCCTCCCACTCCGACATTCTAAAGGCGTGGTCGCCAAATTCGGATAGAAAATTCGACCATTTCACCAAGGCGCTTTTGCATTTCGAGGGGGCGGATCAGGGAACCGTTTTCACCGATGAAACCGGAAAAATATGGACCGTGGGCGGAAACGCCATCACCTCGACCGAGCAAGCAAAGTTCGGCACTTCCAGCTTGAAGCTGGATGGTACTGGCGATTATGTGCTTGGCAATAACGGGGTTGATTTCATCTTTGGGGCGACTCTTGATTGGACGATTGAATGTTGGGTTTATTCGTCTGATTTCAACCAGGACCGGGCGATCATTGATTTTAGGCAATCGTCTTTTTCCTCTCAATACCCGTTTATCCACCTTCTAGCAAATAAAATTAGATTTTACCAAAACAACGACCTTCGAATAACGGGTCACACCTTTGTCGCCAATTCGGAATGGCACCATATTGCCGTGGCAAGGTGTAGGAATTTGACCCGCTTGTTTTTGGATGGCGTTTTGCAGGGAACTCCGTGGTCCGATACGGTCAACTGGGGGGTGGGCGCAAACCGCCCGGCTATCGGCGTTGACGGGGTTGGGATGGTCAACGGTTTTGCCGGATATATAGACGAGGTGAGAATCAGCAAGGGGATTGCCCGGTACGTTACCAATTTCAGGCCGCCCGCAAAACCGTTTTATTCAAACGATATTCCCAAAGTAGAACGCGGAATTGATGGCCCGGATGACAGTTACACCAAGCTCCTAATGCACTTCGAAGGCGAACACCTCGACGGGTTTTATAAAGCTGAAACCGGCCAAACCGTTCAGTTTTTTTACGATGCCCGCCTTTCGACTTTAAAGAAAAAATTCGGTCGATCAAGTCTTCATCTTTACCCATACGCCAATATTGAAATCCAAGACTCAGCCGATTTTGTTCTTGGGACGGATAACTTTTGCATTGATTTTTGGCTTTGCATGACCACCAACCCGGCCAATTTTTATAACAAATATTTCTATTTCCAGGGGAATGAATCAGCTGGTCACTATTTTAACTTAAAATATTCCCAGGCTGGTGGGGTGCTTCAGTTTTATGCCAACTGCCGAAATAATTACACTTGGATCATCAACGGTCACAATGCCATTATTAACCTTACCCCCCATAAATGGTATCACATAGCGTACACGCGCGATGGGAGTACGTTTCGATGGTTTGTGGACGGTGTTCAAGTCGGAAGTAACTATACTTCCTCCGCCAGCATCCCGGATTACGCCACTCCGTTGTGGATTGGGAAAGGATGGGACGGCACCCACTATCTTGACGGCTACATAGATGAGTACCGCCTTTCGGTTGGCACCTATCGTTGGAACGCAAACTTCACGCCGCCCAGCGCCCCCTATGCACCCCCTTCTCCGATTGTGAATGAAGGAAGCGCCGCGCTACGGCTGGTGGCCACAACCGACACGCTGGACGAGAATTTGACGCGCAACCTCCTTGTGGAAGGCGGCACGATCACAACCGCCAACGGTCGCACCATTCACACTTTCAAGCAAGATGATTGGCTTAAAATCCCGCCAGGAATTTCTTTGAACGCCGATTTGCTTGTGGTGGCCGGCGGCGGCGGCGGGGGCGGTTATTCCGGCGGGGGCGGCGGGGCCGGCGGAGTCGTACAGCTTTCCACTATTTTGAATCCCGGCGAATACTTTGTCCAGGTCGGTGCGGGAGGCATGGGCGCCTCCAATTCGCAAGGCGCCCAGGGCGCCGATGGCCGGCCAAGTTTTATTGCAGGGGATAAAGAACATTTGCCGGTTGCTACGTTTGTCAGGGCTTATATCGCCTATGCCTACGGCGGGGGTGGCGGGGGTGGAGGTGGCTTGTCATCGTCGGTAGGCCGTACCGGAGGAAGCGGGGGCGGTGGGGGCCAAACAAAAGCGGGCGGCGCCGGGACTCCTGGACAGGGGTACAACGGAGGCTTGGCCGGATCGGGCGTATTCCCTTACAACGCGGGCGGCGGCGGCGGAGCGGGCGGGCCTGGAAAAACGTCGGCTAATACCTGGGCCGGCGACGGTGGCCCAGGGATCGCAAGTTCGATTTCGGGTGAAGAAGTTTACTACGGCGGCGGCGGGGGTGGGGGCGGTTACAATTTTAGCCCGGACGGAATAGGCGGGATCGGCGGCGGCGGTTCAGCCGGTGGGCAAGGCGGAAATCCATATAGCGGGTTGCCTTTTACTGGCGGGGGCGGCGGAGCGAATGTTGACAATCTGGCGATGCGGGCCGGTAACGGAGGCTCCGGTATCGTGATTATCAGCTACCCGACCATCGACTTGAAGCTGGACATCGCCGGCCGGTCCAATTTCAATTTCAAGTTAAGGGCTACCCGTACAGGCGCCAATCTTCGCGTAAGCCTTCCCGTGAATATCGGTGGCAAGAAGACTTTCAACGGCTCCAGGGTCGTTCTCACCTTCACCGAAGACGGTATTTTCTATCCGCCCAACGGCGGGGAGGTCGATGTCTTAGTGGTGGCCGGCGGGGGCGGCGGCGGGACCGCAAACGGTGGGGGAGGCGGTGGCGGTGGGGTTATTTACGCAACCGGGCATACTGTCACCTCTCAGCCTTACGCAATCACGGTCGGCAAGGGAGGCCTTCCAGGTACGGGGCAAGAAGACCAAAAGGGATCAGACGGCGGGAATTCCGTTTTCGACACCTTGACCGCAATCGGCGGCGGCGGGGGCGGCTGTTTCAAGTCCGACGATTCCCTTAAAACCGGCCGCGATGGCGGCTCCGGCGGCGGGGCGTCCGGTTCGGTATCGGCTGGCGCCGGGGGCTCCGGCACGACTGACCAAGGGTATGCCGGCGGGGCTGGTGGGTACAACGGCACAAACGGTGGCGGCGGTGGCGGCGGTGGAGCCGGGGGTGTTGGTTCGGATGGAAGCGGCGCCAACGGTGGAGATGGCGGGCCTGGCGTTTCCAACTCGATTACCGGCATTGCTACGCTTTACGCGGCTGGCGGCGGCGGTGGGGCATGGGCCACACAAGCAGGGGTATTGGGGGCTGGCGGCAGCAAGCTTGGCGGTGATGGCGGGATGGCGGTTGAATCATTGGGCCGGGATGCGGTTCAGAACACGGGAAGCGGAGGCGGCGGTGGGGCCGATGTGAGGCCCGGCGGTGGGATGGGCGCCGATGGAGTGGTCATCATTTCCTATGAATACGATGACATCGAACACGCCTGGATCGAGCCCAACATAGAATCGGCAAACGTATGGCAAAGCTTTTCTCTCGACATTGCCAACATCGACGCTGATTTCCTGGAAGCTCTTCAGTCGCTCGACATTCAAATCGTGAACGTCGATTCCGAAACCACCTATTACCTGGATGAAGTTATCACGCTGGCGACCGTTTACGTTTGGGTGGGAGAAACAAAACTCAAGGTCGCGGCTCACCCGGCACGGTTCAAAGAGATCTTTTCGCTGACCCGATTAAAAACTCTTTTGTGGGAGGGGAAGCGTCCGCGGCTTACCTTTACCGGCCAACGGCCCCAGCTTGGTTTTTCTGGGGAACGCCCAAAGGCGCGGTTTACCGGGTGGAGGACTGATTGATGGCCGACTTCGTTTACGACAAGGCAAAGCCGAGGATATTGAGCGGTGAGATTGATGCGGCTCATACGTTCAAACTGGTTTTGCTGGCAGCTACGCACACCCCCAGCAAATCCGGCCACGAGTTTTATTCCGACATTTCGTCCGACGAGGTTTCCGGGGGAGGGTACACAACCGGCGGAGTTGCGCTTACAAACGTGGAAATCACCAGGGACACGGTGACGGCCAAATTTGATGCCGCCGATATAACGCTGGAGGAGCTGGAGCCTGATTTCAGGTATGTCGCGGTTTACGATGACAGCCACGCCAGCGACGCTCTGGTTTGTCTTTTGGACCCAACCCGGCTGGTTTCTCCGCAAGGCTTTATGTCCGTGATCCAGTTTCACGCGAATGGGATTCTGACTTTGACCGATGGCTGATCCTAAGGACACAACAGGCGGCAGGGACTACGGCCGCCGGATGTACATCAGCAAGCGCAGCTACTCCGAGCAAAAGCGCCTTGCATCGGACTTCCACGCCAATAAGTGGCGGAAGCATTCCGAGTACAAACAGCCGTACCGCGACGATTTGGAATACCCTGAGATGGAGGGCTACGACTGGCCGCCGTGGAACCCGGTCTGGCCCCAGCTCCCGGACACTCCGGTTCAAGTTGATCCGCTTGATCCCGGGGGCCCAATCATTCCGCATGAATATAATCCGGATGATCCTAACCGTGAGTTCTTGGGATGTTTCTTCAGGCAACCGCTCACGCCGAGCTTGGCGCGCCCGGGGCAAACCGCTTACGCCCGCTTAGCGATGGGCGATGATCAGATCATCCGGATGGAGCTCCAGGGGCCGGCGACCTTTGTCAAGCCGCCTTATGTGGCCTCCGGGTGCAACAACAAGTCGTACCAGATGTATCTGGCCAAAGGCGGCATCCCCTACGGCAACGTACCAGAATGCACGGTAATCATTCGGGTGAACGACGATATTTCTGGATACGAAGCCAACCCGAGAACCGGCGAGCTGTATGTGGTCCTGATCGCGTACACCGCCTCCGGGTCTTCATGCTCGACCGATCTCACCGTGGCGACTTGCACCGATGAATCGATCGCGCCTCAATTTGATCTTGATAGCTCACCTGAAACAATGGGGGGCTGGACCGACGCCGCTCTTTTTTTAGAGGAAGGAACGGGAACCCCGCCATTCACATGGTCGGTCAGCGGCGAGGGGTTTTCTTTTCCTGTTACCAAAACCACCTCGAGGGTAAATTTCGTTAGAACAATAAACGCTTGCGGTGTAGGCTCTATCGCGGTTACTGACTCATGCGGCCTTTCCGACACTTATGAAATAAGAACCACCAACAGAAGCTATTGGTTAGAAAGGTATCCTTTCGAAAACATGATCCCTGGGCCTCCCACCGCCCGCGACCCGTATGCGTTAGGTTTTTGTAGCCTTCCAACACATGAGCGCGTGGCTGGGAAATGGAAAGTGCGGCATTGCTTTGTCTTGACCGGCGGGGAGCATGGTTGCCCAAATAGTATGGGTTGCGGAGATTGCGAGGCCATGTGTACGGGGTATCCCGCCGATCCGACCTGGGGATGCGCCAACATAATTGATATTTGGTCCGGTTATAATTGCGTGATTAACAATCATTGTATCGTTGAAGATTGGGGCGGTCCTTGCACGATGTGCCCGGAAGGGATGTATATGCATATTTGGTGCGAGGGAAATAGCGAACCGATTCTTTTTGAATGGGTGTGTTCATCGTGAGCGAAAATTTTCCAAAGTGGGTTTTCGAAAATTATCCCCTGGGCCAGATTCAAGACATGGTTACGATCTTGAAGGAAATGGAGCGCAACGGTTGCACCGTTGCCGAATTGTTGGGGTACGCGGATCAATGGTTCAAGGATTTAAGAAACGGACATCAGGACCATCTGACCCGCATGAAGAAAATACGCGATGATGTTCGGATGGGCTCACGGCGATGCCCTGATTGCGGTAACTTTCTTAAACTTGTAGAGGTCAACGACCGGCCATGCTCCCAGGTTGACCAGAAGTATCGTTCGCTTTGGTTTTGCATGGATGGCATGAATTGTGGATATGAGCTCTATTCGGAATTGCCCTACGAAAAAGAGCTGGCGCAACAGGTTAAAGAGTTGCCTCCGGGTGGGTTTAAAAATGATATGAAACGAAGACTGAAACGGGCTTCGATGCGCTTAGTTCCGCGTAGCATGAGGATGGAAAGAAGGCGGTCACGACACAAGGCGCAAGCTGCTGCGGCAAGACCAAACGGCGGTTGCGGAAAATAGGAGGACTCATGGCATCTTCATATTTTGGAAATTACACACCCGGAAGGTATGGCGAAGAATCGCAGGGGGTGGCTGGCGGCGGCAGCGTGAAATACCCAGTTCTGGAAAGCGGAGGTTATGTCACTCGCTTTGGGCCTGGTGATAACGACTGGACCCTGACCCCCAATTCAAGGTCGAGCTCTGGCGGATCCAGGGTCGGCGGCGGTGGCGGTGGGGGCGGCAGCAGGCAAACCATTACCAGAACCATTTTCAATGGGAAGGCCCCCGAGCTCCCGGATCTCCCGACGCTGACAATGCCAAAACCTGACAAGCGCAAGATTCGGGCGCTGACCCAGGAGATCTCCGCGCCCGCGGTGCGCAAGCTGCGTGAAGGCCTGCAGGGGGCGATGAACGTCAACAGCGACAACCCCAACGTCAGGCGCATGACGTTGCGTGAGGCGCTCCAGGGGTACGGTACCGGGCTCGAGAGCGCGATGGCCGGCGCCGGCAGCCAGGCGCGCCAGGAGCATCAGCAAGAGCTCAACCTGCTGGCCCAAGAGGCGCAGAAAAACTGGCAGGCCAAAACGGAAAGCATGATGACGGCCTACAACAACGCCTACAAGACCTACCTCGAGAGCGCCACCAAGGAGTCGACCACCAACGAATCGGGTGGAGCCGGCGGAGGAGTGGGATTCTCGAATGCCGGCCCGGGCGATCTTTTCTACAAACGCGACCCAGGCGGAAACCTGCAGCTCGAATACACGCGAGGCTATTACGACCGTCGCACGGCCAACGCCCTAGGGCGAATGTAAAGGAGATGTCCGATGAGATTGCGAGATCAATTCGACGAGGGCGAAGGATTCGACGAGGATGTCGAGGAGCCCGGTGAATACGCCGAAGAGGTTGACCCCAACCTGACGGCCGAGGTCGGCGTGTCGGATATGTCAGCTCTTCCAGAGGCGCCGCCTCAGGCGGCTCCGCCTCCGCCGGCGCCTGCAGGAGCGGACGGGTTCAACCCGGACGATTCTACTTTTGATGAGCGCCAGAAAAACATGACGGCGCAGGAGCGGGCCGACTGGGCGAGCAAGCGCTGGGGGAAAACCACTCCAGGCGAAATCAAGTCGGAAGAGCCGCCACCCCCCGATCGAACCCGTTTTGAACAAGCCGTGTTTCAGCAGATCGGTGGCGATCCATTTGTCGTCGACGTTATGAAAGAGGTGGACGATGCCACGCGTCAGGATCTGCCGGAGCTCTTCCGGGCCGTGTTTGGCGGTAATGTCATATGGGAAGACCGGTTCCGCCTGAACAAAAAGCAAAACGCAGCATGGCAGGAAGAGGTCAAGCGCTACCGGGCGCACGTTAAGGAACAAATCGAGGGCAAGGTGCGGCATCAGAAGGAGGCCTACAAGGAGCTGATGGGACGTTTCGATCTCGACCAAAAGACCAAAGAGGCCCTGGAAAAAAAGAAAGCCGAAAAGGACAAGGCCTGGGCGGAGCGAACCGGCAAGATCCAGGAGAAACAGGGCAAGGCCATGGAAGCCCTCCAGAAGCAGGACAACACCCTGCGGACAGCTGAGATGAGAATCATCCAGGACATGGCCAGGATGGCCGCCGAGGGGGTTGGCGGAAAGCCCGCTCCGGCGATGATGGAGGCCTTCATCACTTTGCAGAACGAGCTCGCCCAGGTGCGTCAACAGCGTGAACAAATCAAGATGCGCACCGACCCGGGCTACCGGCAGGCCAAGATGCAGCAGCAGAACATGGACCAGCTGGATGTTTCTCGCCAGGACGTTCAGCCGGCCGAGGCCGCTGCGCCCGCCGCCGAGCCTGCAGGCGATAAAGCCACCGCCGACAATTCAGCCCCTGGCACGCCGGATGAGATCGCCAAAACCAAAAAGCTCCAGGTCGACGTCGACAAGGCCCGGGCCCTGGCCAAGAAACCCCATCCCGAAAAGGGCGTCCCGGTCAAGGCCCAGTTCAATAAGACGACCGGCGAGGTCAAGGTAACTTTTAAGGACGGCACAACGGAGATCCGCAAATGAACGGCGCCGAAGCTGACTGGGAAGAGATCGATCTCGAAGCGGACGGCCCTGATGACGAGCCCGAGTTTCGGGACTGGTACACCAGGGTAGCCGACACGACCGGGCTCGATCCCAACCCGGACGACCCCCGGCATATGTACGACTACCGGGCGGCCTTCAGGGCCGGCGTCGAGCCCGAGTACAACGAGGAGGACGGTAAGTATCATTGGGATTCGCGTTTCAAGTCCGATGATCACCCGAATCGTTTTGTCGGCGGAATCGATACCAAGACCGGCGAGCCGGCTCCGGCTGAAACCCCAGCTGCCAAAAAGGAAGCGCCCGCGGAGGAGGAGTGGGAAACGCTTGACCTGAACGCCCCCGATGAGGGCGAGGAAGCTTTCACGCCGCCGATCCCGGGTGGCATGAAGAGCCTTCATAATCTTGCGAAGCGCAGAAAAAAGCCGGCCATGACTCCGGAGCAAGAAGCCGCCGCGGCCCTGAAGGCGGCTGAAAAGAAAGCCCAGCAGGAGCGCCAGAACGAGGAGGCCTCCAACTACATGAGGATCGTGGCGCACGGCGCCATACCCGACAGCTGGCTTGAAAGCGACACGGTCAAGGACGCGCTTTCCGGTGCGGCCATGGACCGGGCCGGGATGCTCTGGGAGAAGCGCCGCCAGGCCATGGTTGCCGGCAAAGACCTCACGCCGGAAGAGCTGAAGTACCTGGACATCCTCGACAAGGTTATGGGTTACAATTCTACGGAGGAGGGTCTTTCCAGTATGCTTCCCGCTGCGGGGGAGCTCATCGGCCAGCAGGTCAACCAGCTCATGGATGATCAGATGAACCCGTACCTGACCGGCGGCTATGCGGCCCTGGCAGCTGGGGTCGTTGGGGCTGGGGTCGCCGCGGGTGTTGTGTCTGGTCCGCTGGCTCCGATTACCATACCAGCCGCTATGGCAGCGGCCGGCGGTATGGCAATGCGGATGCAGTATTATCGCAGATCCAAGGCGGTCGAGGGCGGCCTCGCTTTCAAGGAGTTAATGGAGGAGGACACCGAGAACAAATGGGATGTCCAGACCAAGGCGGTCGCGGCCGACATAATCGGAGCCATTGACGGCGCCTTCGAAATGGTTGGGTTCGAGGCGGCCCTGAAGTTGGTCCCGGGCCTGAAGGGCGTGACCAAGGGCGGCATCCGGCCGTTTGTGAAATCGAGCAAGATTTTGCGCGAAAAAATACTGGAAGCGGCGAAGGACTATATCATTGGAGTCGGCGGCGAAACCGGGACTGAGGTGATGCAGGAGCTCCCGGGGATCATCACCAAGGCGATAATGAACAACGAGAACGTGATCGAGGCCTTGGGATCCGAGGAAACGGCCGACCAGCTGAAAGAGGTCGCCAAGAAAGTCGCATCTGGCATGGCGCTCCTGGGGGTAGGCGGTCCCGCGATCCATGTCGGTCGCAGCGTCAAAAGCGTTAAGGACGCTCAGAAGTTCACCGAGATCCTTTTGCCGATTTACGAAAAGACGGCCGATGCCATGGAGGCCGGCCTGGAAACCGGCGCGATTTCGGTCAATGAGATCCAGAGCACGCTCAACAAGGCCCGGGAGCAATGGCCCGACAATCCGATCATCCCGCGCATGGAGGAGATGATCCTGGCGGCCGGCGGCGAGCTCGAGGTCGCCGGGCCGTCTACCTACACCGCGGCCACCCCTGAAGACCTGGCCACCCTCAAGTCCTATCTGTCGGTCCACCTGAAGGACGCCCTTCCTGCAGGCGAGGAGGTTGCTGTCAGCGAGGCCAGGGGCGGCGAAGGCATGGGGATGGTCCAGCAGATTGGCCAGGCCCTGGGGGCCAAAGTCGTTTTCTTCAAGGGCGAGGGGGCTTCCAACTCTTTCAATGGCCTGTACGACGAGGGGAGCAATACCGTCTTCATCAACGAGAATTCCGCGGACCCGTTCGCGGTCGTGCTGGGGCACGAAACCCTGCATCAGATAAAGAGCGAGGCACCCGATCTTTACGGCAAAATCGCCACGCTGATCCAGGGCAACGAGGTGGGGTTCGACGCCTGGCTCGCCAAGCAGAACGACATCCGCAAGGAGGCCGGCGTCCAGGAGCTAACCCGGGAGGAGGCCCTCACCCGCGAGGAGTTCATCGCCGATTTCGCCGGATCCCAGTTCAAGGAAAAGGCTTTCTGGGAAAAGGTCAACGCGGCCGATCCCACCCTGGGGCAAAAGCTGGCCCGGTATGTTTTCGACCTGGTGGAAAAGATCAAATCGGCCCTGGGCCTGCGCAAGGATTCCGCCGACAAGGAATTCGTTAAAGAGCTGGATCAGGTCCAGGACGCTCTCGCCGGCGTCTATGTGGAGTTCGCCCGGCGCAAAACGGTGGTCGACCAAACTGTCCAGCCGGTTGAAAAGACCGTTGGCCAGAAGGTGGTCGAGGCCGTTGGCACCGCTCTCTCCCCTGCTGCTGCCGAGGCGAAAACCATAGGGACTAAGGTCACTACGAAGGTGACACCCTCCCAAGCGAGCCCGGTGGTGGCAGGGGAGGGATCCGAGTGGCAGGATATCGACCTCGAGGCGCCCGCCGAAGAGCCGGCCGAAAAGCCGGCCAAGAAAAAGATGACCCCCCAGCAGGAGTTCGATCACCTCTGGGGCAACCTGCCGGCTGCGGAAAAGAAACGCCTGGCCGATCTGCCGACCGACGACGAGATGAGCTCAGCTGAGAAGGTGGGCCTCCTGAAGGCCGAAATTGCCTCTCAGGCCAAAAAAGCCAAGAAAGCCAAAAAAGCGACCGCACCAGAGGCCCAAGGCGAGGAGATCTCCGAGGGGCCTGTAGGTGAGCCTGGGAAAACCGAGGAGCTCAAGGCATCGATCGCTGATGACTCTGAGCGCCTACTTTCGGAGGTATCCGCGTACCGGAAGGCGAACAAGGGCGCGGTGGTGGTCCCGGACGAGCTCCTGGACGCCTGGGATTACATCAAGACCCAGGTCCACCAGGGAATGGTCGAGCGCGGCGGGCGCGAGCCCGGGTTGAATCACATCGTCGGAACGACCTATCCCAAATGGTTCGGGATGAAAGGCGGGCAATGGTCCCGGAAGGAATTCGACGCCATCGTCCGGAACGTCGAAACCGGCAAGAAGCTCACCTTCAAACAGTACTGGAGATTTCGCGAGCTGATCGACGTCATGCTCGAGGTCCAAGACACCGACCCCGAGATGGCGCGGATGCGCGATGCCCAGGAAACGATCAAGAACCTCGAGGATGAGGGGTGGCAGGTGGTGATGGACCGCCAGGTCGCCGGCGACTTTCTCGAGGGCCAGGAAGTCCAGATCGACGGCAAGCGCTACCAGCAGGCCGGGTGGACCAGCGACGGCTTTATCCTCCTGCAGGGGAAAGAGGATCTCAAGCTGGAGCCGTTTGACCAGGTCTTTGTAGAGGGCGTGCGCGGCGGGAAGCCGGAGGCCGAAAGCCAGATGCGGGCGAGCCTGAAGCGCAAGGATGTCGAGATCGAGGTCACCGCCATGGATGCGGAAGGCAATATCGCCCGGGTGAAATCAAAGGCCAGCGAGGCGATCGCCGAAAACGATAAGCAGATGGACTTCGCGGAGAGGTTACTCGAATGCCTAAACAGCTAACGAAAGCCGACATTGACGCCGGCGTCCAACTGATCAAGAAGGCCGCGGTCAAGGCCGAGGTGGAAAAGGTCGCCAGGAACGAGGTGGCCGACGTCCTCAAGGAGATCACCGGCGCCATCAAGCGGCTGGTCGATCTTCACACCCTGACCAAGGCCATGCTGGAGCGGCAGGCGATTGCGCCCCCCAGCAATGAAGTCCTGATAGACAGGATCGCCGAAATCCAGTACTTGACCCAGCAGACCATGGAGAACCTGACCGCCGCCATCGTCGAATCGCGGCGGGAGATTCCGACCTTTAAGACCGAGGTCATCCAGGACATCCAGCTGCGGGTCACCGAGCGTGACGCCTGGGGGCGGATCATATCCCTGGCCGCCCATGTTGAAAAAAAATAAACCCCAGAAGGAGATCCACCGATGACCATTTCCGATGATTTTTCCATTGCTGTTAACGGTGACATTCGCCACGTTTCCGGCAGCACCACTTACACCGTCTTGGAGTTCCACCGCTGGCTCCAGGGGTTGGCCGATGACGCGGCGGCGGCCGGGAATGACCTCATGGACATCACCAGCGCCACCCCCAGCGAGCGGGCGACCGACAACATCATCACGCTCAACGCGCCGTACAATATCGACGACGACGCGGCAGAGTATCTGTACGACGGCTCCATCCAGCAGGCAGGGGGCGACGAGCTCTATTCGGGCCTGGTGGTGGTGGGCGCCATCGCCGGGACGACGACGCTCCAGATCGTTCAAAACAACGGCCTGTATGATACTGACGCGCCGTTCTGGGGCACCGGGCTGAACGCCGACGCTGGGGCCAACATCCTGATGCGGTGCATGGTAAAAACCCGCACCGCGGCGGCCGATATCGACGGCAAGCGCATCCGGGTGTATGCGCGGGAGTGGGGCCACACCTACGCGGAGTTCGAGGTCACGATGGGCCTGGGCAACAGCGTCGCGGCTATCTTCACCTCGCCCGACCTCAACAATGCGACGGCGGTCGGAACGGTTGCCGGCTGGACGACCATTTCAAACGTCGAGGGCTACCAGACGATCGACCTGCAGAACGGGGATGGCCCCCAGCCGTATTACAGCCAATGGAACAAGGCCACCTATTCGATCAACCAGCTGTACGAGCGAGCCAAGTGGCTCACCCGCCGCGGCACCGCCGAAACCCTGTACGGCATGGATGCCGAGCTCTTCCGCGGCATCACGCACCAATGGGCCTACACCTCTGAAACCGGGGCGGGCGACTGGACCCAGAACGAAGTCCTGACCTGGGGCACCGGGTTGACGGCCGGCGAAGGTGTTTTGCTTGCGGTCAACGACGCGGGCACGACCGGCACCATGTGGATCCAGCTCACCAAGGGCGTTCCGCCGGCGGCATCGGCCACCATCACGGGAGGCTCATCCGCTAAGACTTGCACGGTGAACGGATCTCCGACGACCCGGTCCCTGTCACCGGTCTTTATCGGACAGTCCACCGGCACAACCCTGATCGGCGCGTTCGGAATCGGCGTCGAAGCGGAGGATCTGACCACAAGCGACAAGCTCTTCGATCTTACCAACACCTTGCGGCAGCCGCCGAATAACGTAGTGTTCACGGTCTACGGCCTGGTGGTTGGTGACCGAGTGCTGGTGACCAACGCGCAAGGCAACGCGATCGATTACGATCAGCTGACCCTGGGCACCACTCTCAACGCGGCGGGCCAAACCCAGGTGGACGTTGGCGTCGGCAACATCCCGGCCGACACGCCTCAAACGGGAACTTTGCGAATCAGGCTCGACACCGGCGTTTACCGCATGGTTCCTTACTCCGCCCACGACGGCAGTCGGTATTTTACGATCGCGTCCACCGACTTCACCGACCCGCTGGATGCGACGGCTGGGAACAACGTGTTCCTGGCCTATATCGACAAAGACGCGGAGGCCGATCAGGAGGCAGTTACGATCAAATACTCAGCTGATCGAACGATGTTCGTGCGCGTGCGCGACGGTGGAGGGACTCCGATCAAAACCTTCGAAACCACTTCGAACCTTACCACCGGCGGCGGGACGGCAACGGCCAACCGTACCAGCGACGCGTAATCATGGTGGCCCATCTGAACAACCGGTGTGGGGCGTGTACTTTATGCTGCCGCCTCACATCGGTACCAGAGCTCGACAAACCCGTCTACGTCTGGTGCAAGTTCTGCCAGATCGGAGAGGGGTGCGGTATCTACGAAACCAGGCCGCCATCCTGCCAGCGTTTCGAATGCTACTGGTATCAACATGGGGAATTGTCCCAGGCGTTGCGACCGGACAAATGCAAGATAGTGTTCGAGAAGCTTCCAAAGTCCGATACCTATCTCGCGCTGCAAGATCCCGGACGCCCTGACGCCTGGCGGAGCCCTGCCGCCAGGGGGCTCATTGCCGACTTGGTGAAAGCCGGCAATGCGGTGGTGGTGGGTTCCGGATTCGGACGAAATAAACACGTTCTTTTGCCAGTCGGAAGAACGGAGCGGGATGTTCTCGCGGATTTGGGAACTGCTGCGAAAGATCTACAGCTGGCTAACGGGAAATAATATGACTGCGCCTGCCTACGAAACCGATCTTTCTATTTTCAACCTGGCCGAAAATACCGGCACGGTTGAGGAGCTGGCCGGGACAACCGTTGCCTACAACGCTGGCGGCACCCCAGTCAACAACGATACGGACGATATCTTTCAGGGGAACTATCATGCGTCCGCTGCCGCCGCGCAAAAGTCAGGCGTCGGCTCGATCGCTTTCGACTATGGTTCCGGTGTGACGGTTCCGACCAACGGGGCTTTTTTTATATGGCACAAGTTCGACGCCGGCGCCCTGTTGGACACCATCGAAAATGGCGGAGTCCGCGCCTGCGTTGGGAGCTCCACCGCCGCGTTCAAGGCGTGGAAGATTTCAGGAAAGAACGCCCCGCCGTACCCGACCGGCGGCTGGTACAACCATGCGATAGATCCGACGCTTACACCAGATTACACCGAGGGCTCGCCCTCCTCGACCCTGCAGCACGTTGGCATGGCGATTCTGATGACCGCCGCCGGGCCGTCGAAAGGCCAGCCGCACAAGGTGGACGGCGTGCGCTTTGGGCGCGGGGAAGCCCGGATACGGTATGGCGACGGCACCAACGGGTACGCGACCTTTTCCGGGTTTGCCGCTGCAAACGATGCCATCGGCGCCCGGTGGGGCTTGATCCAGGCGGTTCCCGGTGGGTATCAATGGAAGGGGTTGATGACCCTTGGATATTCGAACGCGGTGGACTTCCGCGATTCCAACGCGGCCATCTTTGTTCAGGAGTGCCGCAAGGTTTCCTCCGCGTTCAACAAGATCGAAATCCGCCAGGCGACCTCCAGGGTCGATTGGACGGGTATTAACATCACTTGCACATCGCCCTCGACAACCGCTTCAAAAGGTGCGCTCGAAGTCATAGATGATTGCGATGTCAATTTTTCAGGATGCACGTTCACGGACATGGACACGTTCATCTTCAAGGCGGCGAGCGACGTCCTGGCCAGCGTGTTCCGCCGATGCAACACGATCACGGCAAACGACGCGAAATTCGCCGGAACGCTTTTCGATTCCCCATCGGTTGCTGCCGACACCTCCGCCCTGGTCTGGGACGTCAATACCGATCCCAACACCGATTTGAACGGATGCACTTTTGTGAAGGGCGCGAATGCCCATCACGCCATTGAGTTCGGGTTAAACAGCCCAACATCCATGACGCTCACCAACGTCATCCTGACCGGGTTCAGCGCGAGCAACAACGTGAACGACTCCGCTCTGCATTTCAAGCGGACATCCGGGACTGTAACGCTGACGATTTCTGGAGGCACGGCGCCCTCCTACCGAAGCGACGGCGCGACCATCGTGATCGTAACGAGCTCACGCACGGTCAAGGCGGTCGTGCAAACTGCCGATGGCACCAAGATAGGCAGCGCGAGAGTGTTGCTTAAAACCGCGGCGGCGGCCTCCGGCGGATTCCCGTACGACGCGACGGTCACCATCACCAACAGCGGGACGACGGCCACCGTATCTCACACCAGCCACGGGATGCTGACCAACGACAAGGTGGTCATTTCCGGAGCAAGCTTGGCCGCCAATAACGGCGTTTTCACAATCACAAAAACCGGCGACAACAGCTATACCTACGACATGGCGAGCTCGCCTGGCAGCGACCCCACCGGGACGATCAAGTGTTCGTTCGTTTTTCTGGAAGGACTGACCGACACCGGCGGCGAGATTTCCATGTCGCGGGCTATTGGCGCCAACCAAAACGTGGTAGGCTGGGCGCGTAAATCTTCCGCCGCGCCATACTACAAAACAGGGCCCTTATCGGGGGTGATATCCACGGCGGCAGACACGACCTTAACCGCTATTTTATCGCTTGATGGATGACAATGACTGACCTTGAAAAGTTCCAGAAGCTTTACGCGGGGGCCACCTCGAGGATCACCCAGCTCGAGGGCCAGCTCAATAACGCCAAACAAATCATCATCATGCTCGAGGCCGAAAAAAAACAATGGCTCATCGAAAAGGCGATCCAGCAGAGCATCGTCCAGCAGGCGCTTAACACTTCGAATGCCGCGTCCAATGCGGTCCTGATTGAAAACAGCCTACTCAAAGAAGAGATAAGGCGGTTGACTGATGGCAATCACGGTTGATTGGGAAACCAAGATCATCAACGTCCCGAGAGCGGATCTGACTTTAATTCAGTCGAACCCGAAAGAGATCCGCGAGATGGATGTTGACTGGTTCCGGCTGGAGCTCAAGGCCCTTGAGGAATCCGAAGAGGGGATGCCCTTCCTGGACACCCATCGCCACAACACGACGGTGGAGCTGGGCGGCCTCACGCTGGCGCGGGTCGTTGAGATCATCAACGGATACACGGTGACCTTCGAGGACGGCCAGTATGCCGTCAACCTGGTGGGGGCGAACAACAACGTCGCGGACGTCGCCAACGTGAACCAGGTTTCCGTTCGCTCTTCCAACAGCGCCGGCATGATCGTCGTCGAGGGCGGGGAGCTCCCGAGCGGGATCGAAGAGGACATCGCCGACGCCGTCTGGTCCCGGGTCATTATCGGGGGGATCACCGCTACCCAGATGCTGCAGGTCATAGGCGCCGCGCTGGCCGGGAAGCTTTCCGGGGCGGGCACATCCCTGGTCAAGATCAGGGATCTGGAGGACACCAAAGATCTAATTTCGGCCGCGGTCGATTCAAATGGAAATCGCCTGACGGTCACAATTAGCCTATAATGTTTCCCAGAAGCTATTTCCCGGCATCGTATTTCGCGCCCACCTATTTCCCTCCGGTGGTGGTGATCATCGTCCCGGTGAGGCGCAAGGACAGCGGGGCATACGAGATCTCCGGCAAGCAGTTCGATATCATCACCGACGACAACGAGATTCTTGAGTTTGTGACCATAATCCTAATGGTGGTGGACTGATGAGCTCCCTTAAAAAATGCCTTTCCAAGATAGGCCTCGAAGCGCATGAGCAAGCGATCATCAACGGCGCGGTGAAAGACTACCGGGCCGAAGGATACGAAGCTCATAAGGCCGCCGTCGAGGCGGTCAAGGACTACATCGCGCAGCTGAAGGACGAGCGCAAGGACATCGAGGGCCAGGTCCGGGAGAAGGCCCCCGCGGCGCCGGCGGAGCTCAATACCATTCAGGATATCCAGGACAAGTGGGAGGCCCGGGGGGTCACCATTTCCTTGTCGGAAACCCAGCACCCGAGCTCGAAGGGTGGCATCACCTTGTTCTCGCTCATCGTTCCCAAGGGCGAGCGCCGGCGTGGGATCGGCTCGAGCGTGATGCGGGACATCGTCAACCTGGCCGACCGCGATGGCAAGTACGTCTACCTGACCCCGGCGACGAAGGACGATTTCCACGGGACCACCTCCAGGAGGCGCCTGGTCAAGTTCTACAAGAATTTCGGGTTTGTCGAAAACAAGGGCCGGCGCAAGGATTTCACCATGCGCGAGTCGATGTACCGTGAGCCCAAGCCGCGGTTCACCCGGGATCCCAATCGCCCCTATGCGAACGTCCCTGACAACCTCATGGGATTCGGGAAGCCGGGCGACCAGAAGGGGTTCGAGGAAACCCGGTACCCGGCGGAGCTCAACGTCACGGTGAAATACCCCGGGGGCGATGAGTGGATAGACGCGATCAAGGGCATGAATTACGAGCACGCCCTCGAGCGGGCCCGGCGCAATTGGCCGGGGGCGGAGATCACTCCGGGCACCCTGGTACGCGCCCGCCCCCTGCGGGCATCGGTCAATACCAATACCAAGGCGTTCAAGAAGTGGTTCGGCAAGTCCCAGATCGTGGACAAAAAAGGCAAGCCCATGGTCGTGTTCCATGGCAGCACCCACGACTTTAAGTCTTTTAGCGACACCCGAGGTCATGTAGGAAACTACATGGGAAAGGGGTTCTATTTTTCCTCTTCTTATGACGATGTGAACGCCAACTATGCCGGCATGGGCCCTGACCTTACCAGCCGGATCGAGCTTGAAAAAGAAAAGTATGGCGACGTCGGAAATGATGAAGCGCGCGATCTGCTGAGCGATTATTTCTGGGAGAACCCCGAGATACTTGGCGATGTTGACGTAAACGATTTGCTCGATACCGACGAGGAATTTGAAAAGCTACGGGATGAGTATCTGGATGAGGCCATCTCCATGGCCGCCAAAAACGCGATCGCCGGCAAGCATGAGGGCGCGATCTATCCTGCCTTCCTGAAAATGGAGAAGCCGTTCTACCTGGACGATGTTAAGAGCATGGGCAAGAGCTACACGCCCATCGGCATTGAAATAGAGTATTCCGAGGACGGCGAAGAGGTCGTCGAGGAGCGCGGCGAGGGCGTCAAGCTGATTGAGGCGCTACGCGAGGTGTTGGGCTGGTATGAAGTTTCCGAAAGAGAGATCAACGACGTTGCCGGCAAGCTTTACGAAATGATGGTGGATGGCTCCGAGATCGGCGGCGGCGATATCATGGCAGTCCTGGCGGAGCTGTATCCTGTCGATCCCGACACCGGCGATTCGATTTCCAGCGGGGCGATACTGAAAGATATCGTCAAGGAGCTGGGCTACGACGGTATCGTGATGGACGCCGAAAGGCACTTTGGGCCGCGTCGTGGGGCCATGGGCGTGCGTCTTCCTGGGATGCAGGGGGTCATAGGGGCCGTGCATTTCATGCCCTTTGAGCCTACGCAGATCAAGTCCTCGATCGGAAATATCGGGACGTTCGACCCCACCAAGACCGACATCACCGCCAGCGTCCGGATGAATGTGGAATCCGAGCTGGGGATCCCGGAGTTCATCGGCAGCAACGATGCGATCGCATTCGGCCGGATTGCCACGATCGAGCAAGTCGACGAGATGCGCCGGCTGTACACCCTCATTAACGACCGCGCCAAGAAGCTCACGCAGGCCCCCGAGCTCGAGGCCCTTGAGCAAGCGATGACCCAGGCCTACCGCGCCCAGTTCCTGCATGAGGCGGTCATGGCGGCCGAGGGGCACGCCGACGAGATGGACGCGAAGGGGATGAAGCTTGCGGAGGCCCTCGCCGCCGCCCGCGACACCGAGCTGGACGAGCCGAAATTCAGCGTCAAGAAGAGGGCCGGGAAAAAGCAGCTCGCGCTCTTTGACCTGAAACCGCCCGAAGTCCCAGGGGTCAACCTCGAAAAGATCTTCCGGGTCAAGGTACAGACCACCGGTCACATCGCCGCGGCCGGCAATGTGGTCTTGTCCGTAGATGACGCTGCGAGCCTGCTGGCTCCGATTCGTAAAGCGGCCCAGGAGAATGCGTTTGTCGTCATGCTGGGCGGCGATGGGACCGTGCTTGAGATCCATCGCTACAGCAAGGGAACTAAAAATTCGGCCAATGTGGACCCGGTTGAGGTTATGGGCCGAGCCGGGAACACCCCGGGAACCAAGGCGGTTGTCTTCGCCCACAACCACCCGTCTGGTGGCGTTGAGCCCAGCGTCGAGGATATCGGAATGGCGCAAAGGCTTGAGGCCCTGGGGGCTGCCGAGGGCATTCGAGTCCATTCGCTGGTGATCGGGGGCTCCAAATTTGTCGACATCAGCTCGCATTCGAAAGAATTTCAGGTACCGCGGTCGATCCGTCCGACCGTGCGCACGCTCAAGATCCCGGTGAAGGAACGCTTCCTGGCGGCGACGTCCAGCGGAGTCGGAGCGCATTTGGCCAAACCGGACGATGCGAAAAAATGGCTCGCCGATAACCACCCCAACACCGCTGGCATCATGCTGCTGGACAATCAGAACAACGTCATGGGGTGGCTTAACAACTTGAGCCACTTGACCCAGCTAGACGCATTCGCCGAAATCGTCAAGGCGATGGAGATCACCAACTCCAACGGTTTGATATTTGTTTCTCCAACCAAGCTATCTCCCGAGATGCGCGTATTTATCGGCCGGGTGGCCGGCGGTATAAGCGCGGGAAATCGAGTGATGGATGTCCTGGAGGCTGGAGAATCGCTTACGGAAAAGAACACGCTTGGCAGGGTAATTGTTCCGTTCAGCAATTCAGGCGCCGCCATCCTCCAGATGAACGACGAGAAGCGCTCGATCTCCGAGCTCAAGGGCACGTTCAGCCTGCGCCGGAGGGATATCAACCGGGCATTCGAGCGCGGGATGATGAGCGCCGAAGACATCGCGATCGGAAACGACCTCGACGCTTTGGCCGTGCTTGACCGGGCCCTGGGCCTGGGCGGCGGTGGAAGGCCGCCCCAGCATTGGCAGAACATCGACGCCCAGCTGGACGCCAATCCCTACATGGTCAAGAAGATCCGCCAGATCGAGCGGCGGGCCGGCGTGCGGATCCTGGACAAAAACGGCCACATCCTCAAAGACGACATCGAGGCCAGGACCAAGGTCGACACCGGCCAGGGCAAGTTCAACAAGAAGGGCGACATCGTCCCGAGGTTCAAGGGGTTCTACCGGTCTTTTGCCCAGACCTATCTTGATGCCCTGCATTCAACGGATCCCGACACCGCGGAATCGTTCCGCCGCGCCATCGTGCGCTCCATCGAGGAGGCCTACAGCGATCCGGCCATTGCCGTGAAAGGCGAGCTGGGGCTCACGTTTGCCAACATGGCGAGCAAGAAGGACTACGCCATCGGCCGGCCCCTGCGCAAAGCCGACAAGACCATGGCCGCCCTCAACCTGAACACGATGTGCCCCATGATGACCGTCGGCCTTCATGGTTGCTACATCGACGGGTGCTATGTGGTGGGCCTGGCCCAGGCGGGACAGATCGTGAACTATTACAACTCCGCCATGTACACCGCGGAGATCCTGCAGATGAAGGACGGCGACGTCGCCCGGCTGAACGCTGCCGGCGGCCTGCGCGTCAACGGGATGGGCGACACGCAGATCCAGGACTTTGGCCAATGGGCGGACATATTCCGGCACGCCGAAATGCGCGGCCTGATGCTCAAGGTTATCACCAAGCAGGACGCCACCATGGAGGTGATCGACCGGATCCGCAAATCCAAAAAGATCGGCAGCACGCTCGCGGCGAACACCGTGATCCAGACCTCCATCGATCCCTACTGGGTCGAGGTCATGGGCGTGGACGACGTTGCGGGCTCCGCCACCCGGCGCCTGGGGGTCATCGACAAGATCAACGCCGGCGACCTGCAGGGCGCGGCCGACACCATCAAGAAGGAATTCCACCGCGAGGCTAAAGTTCTCAACGGGAAGGTGTTCCGCAAATACGGCTACAGCTGGGAGCAACTGAAGGGCCTGGCGAAAAAGTATCCCAAGCTGAAGTTCCTACCGAGGGTCGTGGTGGCCACGCCCAAGGAGATCGCCGAATACGCCCTCCGGATGCCGGAGGTGCTCCAGACCTGGATGCACGCCAAGCTGCGCCCGGGGATGTGGTCCGACATCGAAGGGGCTCCAATCACCCAGGCCAACGCGCTTAACTTCAAGTATCAGATCGCGGTACGCAAGGTCGACGGCGAATGGCGGATCCTGCGCCAAAAGGAAAAGGCGAGCCTCGAGGCCGGCGAGTCGGAGCCCTACACCAAGGTAGAGGAATACATCAAGGCGAACTACAAGCCTGCCGACCAGGAAAAGATCTTCAGCGTTCTCGCCGGCCATTTGCGCAAAGATCCTTCCTCGCTTTGCTGCGGGATCTCCGCCAGCAAGGACGCCTGTCAAACCTGCCAGTCGACCTGCGCCCATGGCTCCTACCACACCGGGACCGATTTCGCCGAGCTCACCCGCCGCGGTACGATCGAAATGGGTAAGGCCCTCAAGGCGATCGGCAGAACCCCCGACCTCAAGGCGTCTATGCGCCGGCCAGAGTCGGCCCCTGGTCCCGTCTGGTATTCGCGGATGGAAGCGCACATCGCGGACAAGATGCCCGGGCGCGTACCTGCAGGCGATCTGATGCCCCTGCTGGAAAGCTATGTCCGGTCTGGACAGATCAGCCGCGACGAGCTGATGTGGTCCGGAATCGAGAACTGGGCCGCCGAGCAAACCGGCAAGGTCACCAAGCGCCAGGTGCTCGATTACCTGGCCACAAACAACATCCGGGTGGAGGAGGTGCTCAAAGGATCTTTTGATCAGGAATCCATCGCGGCGGCCCAGGAGGCGATCGGTGAGCTCGAGGACCGCGGCTACGCCATCGAATATTCGGAGAACATGGATGGCGAGCCCTACCCCAACGAAATTATGTTGCCGAGAAAATACGGCTCCACCCTCATCGCGCTGAGCGATTACCGGTCAAATCTTGCAGAGCTCGAAATGGTTCCCCAAGAAGATCTGCGGCTGATCGAGATTGTGGCCGATACCGTCAGGCGCGATGAAAGTTCAGCCGTTTTCGGTCCCGACAAAGCACCTGATTTGAATATACCCGGCGGTAAAAAAGGAAGCTACCGGGAGCTGCTGCTGCTGTTGCCGGCAAAGAGCTATGAAGCAGAAAGAAGAGAGCTAACGCGAAAAATGAAAGAGGCCGCGAAAAGCGGTAATGATGCAGAATTTGATCGGCTCAGTAACCAGAAAAAACAGCTTGTAGACCGAGAGTCTTTCCGCTCCACACACTACCAGGAACCAGATATTCTGGCTCACATTCGCTTCGACGAGCGTTACACATCCGCTGACGGCACGCCATACACCCCTCCGATTAAAGTCCTTTTCCTGCAGGAGGTTCAAAGCGATTGGGGGCAAAAGGGGCGGAAGGAGGGATTCCAGCAAGAAGGTTTCGATCCTGTCAAACAAGCTGCCTTGCAGGCGCAATGGTTTAAGTTTGTTGATGAGGGCACCAACGGAACACCTGAAGCTCAAGCGGTTTTGAGAGAGCTGCAAGCAGAGAACAATAAGAATCTTGGGCGTGGCATTCCGGCCGGCCCCTTTGTGCAAGACACGGGGAGCTGGGCCATGTTGGCGATGAAAAGGATTATCCGCTACGCGGCTGAAAACGGATATGACCAGGTGGCCTGGACCACCGGCAAGATGCAGGCCGACCGCTACAAGTTGAGCACGCGGATCAGCGAAGTGATGGTCCGAAAAGATAAAGGCGGCCGATATGAAGTGCGGGCCTACGAAAAAGGCACGCTGAATCCTATCAAGACTTTTGACAACCTTACTCCAGAAAAGATGGAAGGGGTCATCGGCAAGGAGCTCACCAAAAAAGCGGTGGAAAAACTCAAGGGCGTGGAGGCCGGGTACGAAAGCTTCAAGGGCGTGGACCTGGACATCGGCGGCGAGGGCATGGTCGGCTTTTATGAACGGATCCTTCCAGCTGAAATGAATCGTTTCTTCGACCGGCCGGCCTGGGGAAAGGCCCGGGTGGGAACCCTCAGGATTCCGATCGGCGAAAAAGAATTCGTCAAATGGGACTACAGCCAGACAGAGCGTGCGGAGATCGCCGACGCCATCCGCTCTGAGGCCATGAACCGAAAGCCATCCGATGATGCGGCCTACAAAGAAAACTGGAAAGAGGCAAAAGAGTTCGCGAAATCGATCGAAAATGGACGCAACCTGAATGGGGTATTGATTCACAAAGTAATTGAACGCGATTACCCCGAGGCGTTCAAGCTGCTACATCCTCTTGAGGGCGGAGAAAAATTCGAAACGGTCCCGGCGTTCGCCATCACCCCCGAGATCAAGCTGCGGTCGGTCCAAATGGGGATGCCGCTGTTTTCCATGCGCAACGTGCGACCGAGCCCCTTCTATTCGCAGATGGAGGAAGTGATCAAAGAGCGCAAGCTGGCGGGCCCGGTGGACCAGATTTTGAAAGCAGTCAACGCCTGGGCCAAGAAGGGCGATATCAAGGAGGAAGAGGTCGACTGGTCCGGACTGCGCGAATACATTGCGTTGAACCCCAGCAAGAAGATGACCACCAAGGATATTCTCGAATACCTGGCAAACAGCAACATCCGCGTGGTGGAAACGGTTCATCAGGTGGGCATTCCCAAGGAAATTTACGGGCAATATGACATTAAGCCGCCAGAGGATGACGGCACCCACTATATTGATTGGGGGAAATCTAACCCGATACTGGAATACATGAACATCGGAGAAGGTTCAGATATTATCATCCAGCTTCTCGACGATGACCAAATGGCAATCGTTGAGTTCATAAAAAAAGAGGCCCGAAAAAACGCCACCCTGGGGCAACTATCTGTCGATGACGCTCTCCGGAACCGCTTTGGAGAGGCCATCATAAACTACGAAGAGGCTGAATGGGATTTGGCCGACAGCATGGGCCCCACGTTTTCAGCGCTCCTTCCGGATGGGCTGTTTGTGATCGAGCCAAAATTGAATTACGGCGAGCTATCCTGGGCGGTGACCAAAATAAAAGACGGCGTGGCCAAAACGTGGTCTACCCGTTATAGCGCTTACGAAGACGCCATGGGCGACGTTACGGATACTCTCAATGAACAACTTAAAGAAGTTTACAACCCTGCCAAGTACGCTGGTTATATCCAGGGAATCAATTCGGGGATGAACACCCCGGTCAGCTATCGTGAGCTGCTGCTGATCATTCCGCGGCCGAGCCCCCGCGGCTGGCGCCTCGAGCTCAACCAGGAAGAAACCGATTTCATCGGGCACCCGATGTATGACGTCATTAACCAGAATGGCGTTGTCCGTTTCACCGGGAACAAAGCGGATTCCGAGGATTACATGAAAGACCCCGGCGCGGATACCGAAGAGCGCCTGGGCGAGAAGTTCGTTCGCAGCCATTGGGACGAGGAGAATGTCGTCGTCCATGTTCGCCTTACCGAGCGGCCCGATTTGAACGGAGGCTCCCGGCTCTTCATCGAAGAGATCCAAAGCGACTGGCACCAGAAGGGGCGCAAGTCGCGGTACAGGGGGCCAGGCGCAATCGTCACGACCAGGCTTAGCAGCATTCCAAATTTGGTCATTGAATATTTCCACAACGGGAATCCCATGTATGGGCTAACCGATAAAAAAACAATGTTTACCGCCAACGAGGTAAGGTTCAGCGTTCCCATCAAGGGCGGCGGCAAGCGCGTAATCGTGAAAATCGAACAGGACGGCCCTGGGTTTGTCGCAACTGCCTATTTTAATCCGAGCATGACGCAGCAGGACGAGATCCGCCCGCGCCATGTTGGGATGGAGGGGATGCGCGATTACCGATCTTTGTTCGGCAGTATCGAAGAAGCATTCGAGGGTGTTAACGCGTTTAAATTTTGGCATGAAAAAAATGCCAACTTCGAAACCGCCCAGCTAGGTTTCAACCAAAATCACCTGGAAACAAACCTTGGGCCCAGCGTTCCGGAAGCGCCCTTCCAAAAGACCTGGCCCCTTTTGGCCATCAAGAGGATGGTCAGGTGGGCCGCCGAAAACGGGTATCAATCCATCTCCTGGTCGACCGGGTTGCAGCAGTACGGCCAATGGGGTTCTGAGAGATTCGACTGGAGGTATGTTGATGACCCTGCCGAGCCGACGGTTTTCCCGACCCTTGAAACCGTGGCGGATGCCATCTACGAACAAGACCGCGAGGTCGCTTTCCGGTGGAAACCTCAAGTGGGGAAATGGGCCTCAGATGCGTTGATTAAAAGTAAAGAGGCCACCCACTTTGCGGCGCCGGATGGGTATTATTATTCCCCGGTCAAAAACCCCAGCCAAATAGGCATTGGCAGCACATACCGTGCGATGTTCGATGAGGGCGCGGGCGAATTCGTTGCCGTTCATCTCAACGAAGATTATTACCCGGAAGCCAGAAAGGGCTGGGAGGTGGATGGCCATGAACAATTTACAGGGGCCGTGTTCGCCAACCTGCAGGAGCGGATGGACCGCGAAGCTTTCAGAGATAAAATATTCATCGATCACAAAGCAGCTGCTGACGGCAAGCGCCAGCTGCGCGGTCTTGTCGAAAAAATCATGGGCCGCGAGAAGGCCGACTGGTCGCAGGAAAAATGGAGCAAGCACATAGACAGTTTGACAAACAAAATATGGGATGCCATGCGCAACGGGGAGAACATGACCGGTGGGCGCATCCTGCCGCGTTACGACGGCATGGTCGGATTTTACGATGACCGGCTGGTCAAGGACGTCAACGCTTTCTTTGATCGCAAGCAATGGGGCAACGCCCGGGTGGCCACCGAGATGCTGTACATGGGCGATCCTGAAAACGCCGAGAGTGCTGACACGGAGGATTTCCAGGTCGTGCATTCTCTCTACCTGCCGCCCGAGCTCCGCGCCAAGGCCCTCGAGAAGGGGATGCCGCTCTTCAGTATGCGCCGGATCCGACCCCCCGGGGAAACCTACCTCGAGGCCGTCAATTCAGTTCTGGGACAGCCCTCCATCACCACCGACGAGGACACGACCGCGGATCCGTTCGGCGGCCTGGACCCAGAGATCAAAAAGTCCCTGGGCGAAAGCAAGGGGATCGTCCCTGCTAATTTCCGCCAGCGTCTGAAGCAGAACGCGAGGGATATCTGGTACAGCCTCTCGCGGCATCGCCCTTATCTGGATCCGGGTGATGACGGCCAGATCACCGATATTTTGCGGGTACACCAGGACGTCGGTGAAAATTCCGTTCGCCGGGCCATGCAGATCCTCGAGAAAATTATCTCCGGGCTCAAGCCTAAACAGTACCAGGTGTTCACGATGAGCCTGGTCATGGACGACATGATCAAGGACCGTGAGTCTGGCTTGTTGGACGACCCCGAGAATCTGCCATTTGGGTTCACCGAGGAAAAGGCCCGGGCCTACCGCGATTATCTGAAAGCGTTGGTCGCGGCGGATCCGGCGATCAAGGCGGCGCTGGGCCGGCGCGAAGCCTTTATGAAAAAGCTTCGCAGGGCCCTGGTGGCAGCGGACCTTCTGCATGAAAGCGTTCTGGGCGATGAGCGGTATTTCCATCACCAGGTGCTCGAATACAAATCCTACCAGGAGGACAAGGAGAACTACCCCGGGCTGGGAGTGAAATCCCAGGACGTCCGGATGCAGAAGAAGGGCTGGCAGAAAGGGCGCGTCGGTTCGATCGCCGAATACAACACCGACTACGCCGAGGCCGAGTTCGAGGTCATCTCCCAGGGGATCGCCCAGCTCGAAACCATGCACACCATGAACCAGATCAAGGACCGGGCCGACATCACCCCGCGGCTGGCCGAAGAGGCCAAGCTTGCCAACTATGTCGCGATCGTGGGCGGCCAGGAGAATTACGATCGCCTGGAGGTGCTCCGCGGCGAGAAGGCGGAGATCCAGGCGAACAAGCCGCTTGACTCCGGCGACAAGGCACGGCTGAAAGCGATCAACGAAGAGATCTGGGCGCTCGATCCCACCATGCCGTTCCGCTCCAAGATCGCCCAGGGGTACGCCCGACTGGCCAAAGCCCTTGGGATCGAAGTGGACGAGGGCATCGAAGATGGCGAGCTGGGGATGAAGGAAATCGCCAAGTTCGCCAATTCTGATAACGACGATGAATCCATCCCGGCCCGCATGATTATGAAAGCGATCGCCGACCGTCGGAAATTCATCAAGGAAACCTTGGGGAAAAACTTCAAAACACCCAAGAGCCTGATGCCCCCCGGGTACACCACCTGGATGCCGAGCAAGGGACAGAGCTGGTACAAGGCCTTCACGATCACCGACCGGCTGGTCGCCGCGATCAACGAGGGCGAGGCCACCCTGGGCCAGGAGAACGCCGACAAGATCAAGACGGTTCTCGCCAAAGCCAAAAACCCGGAATGGATCATCCCGGTCGGTTTGGCTAAGACCCTCGACGGCTACGACATGAAATATGAGGACCATTGGATGAGCAAGCGCTCGAGGCAACTGATGTCCGGGTGGAAGTCCTGGACGTTGCTTTCGCCGCCGCGGGTGCTCAAGTACAACCTCAACAACATGAGCGGCGATCTGGACATCGTCGTCGCCTACCGCCCAGAGATCTTCTACAAGTATTTCTGGAAAGCGTTCGCCGACCTCTCAAAAGATAGTGAGGTGTTCTGGCAGAAGAACAAGGACATGGGCGAGGCGCTGCGCAAAGAGATCGAGCTCGCCTATTCCCTGGGCGTTCTGGGATCCGGATGGTCGGTCCAGGAGGTTTCTGATGTTTCCGGTCAGCTGGCGCTCAAACAGCGCCTGGACGCCATCACCGGCAACGACCCCAGCCTAATCGCCAAGTACTGGGAGAACACCAAAAAGTTCACCCAGTTCCGGGAGAACCTGTTGCGCTTTGCGGCGTTCCGGTATTTCCGCGATCAGCTGGAGGCCGGCAAGAACGTCTACGGCGCGAGCAACCGGGATGAGGTTGACGGCATCGTGGACAACGATCGCAAGGCCGCCAAGCTGGCCCGGGAGCTCCTGGGCGACTACGGCAACATCACGCACGCCGGCCTCTGGATGCGGGCGCACACCATTCCGTTTTACAGCTGGATGGAGGTCAACGCGCCGCGATATGTCCGCCTGCTGCGCAACCTGCCGTATGAAGAGGGCTCCGGCACCCTGGGGGCCGCCAGGATCGTGGCCGCCGGAGGCGCCAAGGTGGCCGGCGCGGTGACCATGAAGACCCTTCCGCTGGTTATGAAGATGGCCGGCTTTTGGGTTCTGGCGAGCCTCTGGAACAAGCTGCGCTTCCCTGAGGAAGAGGAAGAGCTAGGCGAACAACAGCGGGCCCAGATGCATCTGATACTTGGCCGGCGCGAGGATGGCAGCATCATCACCATGCGCCTGCAGGGGGCGTTCTCCGATGCGCTCTCCTGGTTCGGCCTGGAAACCGCGGTGGCCGATGTCACCAAGATGATCGCCGGCAAGAAGTCGATCAGCGACCAGGCCAAAGATATGCTGCTGGCCACCCCCAAGAAGGTCATCGGCGCAGTCAGGCCTGACGTCAAGGCATTTGCCGAGCTCTTGAGCGGCAAATCGTTCTACCCGGATCCGTTCCATCCGCGGACAATCCGGGACCGGGTTGAATACATTGCACGCACTTTCAGCCTGGGAAGCGTTTACAACTGGGCGGCCGGCCGCCCCAAGCGTGGCGACGACATCTACAAACAAATATTTAACGACCTGGCGGGCCTGCTGACCTACACATCGGACCCCGGGGAGATGGCCTATTACGATGTGACGCGGATCGTGTCCGATTACAAACAGGACGCCGGGCCGGATCCAAAGGACAAGGCCGATGCCATGTACTATTACAAGCAGGCCTTGAAGTTTGGCGACATCAAGGCCGCGGCCAAATACCTGCAGCGGTACCGCGACCTGGGCGGAACGGAGAAGGCGGAGATCGGCGCCATCAAGCGGGCCCACCCCCTGGGACAGCTCGCCAAAAAGGATCAGGCCAAGTTCAAGGAAACCTTGAGCGAGGAGGAGCTCTACCGCTTGCAGCTGGCCGAGGAGTGGTACAACCGGACGTACCGCGGCGAAACCCGCGAGGCGGCCAAGGCCATGATCAATCAGGAGCCGCCGGAGGAAGAGGATACCGGCATGACCCTTAGGGAAGGCATCAAACTACTGAAGTAGGAGGAGGCGCATGAATAACATCGTGACCATGAAGCTCTGGGAGGGCAAGTCCATGTTGATCAACACCAACGTGGAAAGCCCGGTAATCGACTTGCGGTA